GTTTTGATTGGCCCTCGCGGCGAAACTGGAACGTCTCAGTTTCCGGTGCAACTTGACTTTCCGGCCGCCTGGCGGGGTTGAGGGTGCCTAAAAAGCGTCGCTCAGGGGAGCAACCCCCGAGCATGGAAATAAGCCGCGCCGAAATGGCGCAGCGCGCGGGTGTGTCGCAGGGGGCGATCACCAAAGCGCTCCGGCCGAACGGTCCGCTGGCTCCCGCCGCAGTGGGTGACCGCGTCAACGTCGCCCACCCCGACGCGGTGGCGTACCTGTCGCGCAAGAATCGGCAGCGCGCCAGGAAGCGCGAGCAGGACGCAGCGGCAGCCGAGCTCGCAGGCGATGAAGCCGAGGCCATCGAAGGCCTCGACCCCGACGAGGCTCTCGAGGACATCGAGGCATTCGCCGACATGACGGTGCGCGAGGTCGTCGACAGGTTCGGCACCGCGCGGCGCTTCCGCGACTACCTCGACGCTCGCAAGCGCATCGAGGACGTGCGCAAAACCAAGCTCGACAACGACGAGACCGAGGGCCGCCTCATCTCCCGCGAGCTGGTGCAGCAGCACGTGTTCGGGGCAATCGAGGCCAGCCACATGCGGCTGCTGCAGGACCTGCCAAAGTCGGCAGCAATCCGCGTGAACTCAGCGTTCAAGGCGACGGCCACCGTCGAGGACATCGAGAGGATCATCCGCGAGTTGATCGCGACACAGCTCCGCCCGGTGAAGACCACCGTCCGACGCACCATGACCGCAGCGTGAACCGTGGGATGGAGAGACGACCGGTTCGAGGCCGCTCAGATCGAGTGGTTGGCGCAGCAATTCGAGTCGCTGACCACCGAGCTGGAGTTCGTGAAGCCCTCGAGGTGGGCCGAAGAGCGTCGCTACCTGCCCCCTTCGGTCTCGCCGATGCCGGGCTTCTACAGCTTCGACGTCACGCCGTACCTGCGTGAGATCCTCGACTGCGTAGCGGTCGATTCGCCGGTCCGTGAAGTCGCACTCATGAAGGGCGTGCAGATCGGCGCGACCAGCGGCGTGCTCGAGAACGTGATCGGTTACTACATCGACCACGTCAAGACGGCGCCGATGATGCTGGTCACGGCAGACCTCGACCTGGCCCAGCTCCGCCTCGATTCCTACATCACGCCGATGCTGCAGCACTCCGGGCTGCTGCATCTCATCCAGTCGAACGACGAGTCGAACCCGCGCAAGACGGGCCGCACGATCAAGAAGATCGAGTGGGTGGGCGGCGGCTTCCTGGTTCCATTCGGCGCGCAGAACGCCAACAAGCTCCGCAGCACCAGCATCCAGGTGCTGCTGAACGACGAGGTCGACGGCTGGCCCGACACCGTCGGCAAGGACGGCGACCCCCGCAAGCTGGTGCAGGACCGCACGGCCGCCTTCGAGAGCAGCCGCAAGATCCTGGACGTCTCGACGCCCACGCTGAAGGGCATGTCGAAGATCGAGACGCTCTTCAAGCGTGGAGACCAGCGCTACTACTTCGTCCGGTGCCTACGCTGCGAGGAGCCGCAGCGGCTCCGGTGGTCCCGAACGAACAACGAGACCGGCGAGATCACCGGCATCGTCTGGGACCTGGACGCCGGCGGCCGGCTCATCATCGATTCGGTGCGGTACACGTGCAAGGAGTGCGCGCACCCGCACACCGAGAACGACAAGACGCGGCTCTTCGAGCCGTCGAATGCATTCTGGGGACCGACCGCGGAGCCCGTCGCGGCGCACATCAGGAGCTACCACCTGAGCGCGCTCTACTCGCCGCCCGGCATGCAAAGCTGGGCCGAGTGCGTGCAGAAGTACCTCGAGGCCTGGGACATCCAGAAGGCGGTCGTGCGCGACTTCGCCAAATATCAGGTCTTCTACAACAACGTCCTCGGCGAGACGTTCACGCCCCCGGGCGAGCGCATCAAGTTCGAGGCGGTGAGCGCGCACCGCCGGCAGTACGAGTCGGGCCAGATCCCGAACAAGTTCGCCGCGCGGTTCTGCGGCAGCCGCGTCCTGGTGCTGACCTGCTCGGTCGACGTGCACAAGGATGCCTTGAAGGTTTCGATCTTCGGCTGGGCCAAGCACCGCCGCGCGCTCCTGATTGAATACTTCACCCTCGAGGGGGACACCGAGCGGCTCGACAACCCCGACACGTGGGTGGCGCTCCAGGGTGTCATCGAAGACAGCGTATACGTCGGCGACGATGGCAAGTCGTACCGCATCGAGCTCACGCTGATCGACTCCGGCTATCTGACCGACCAGGTCTACGAGTTCTGCCAGCAGTACGACACTGGCGTGCACCCCGTGAAGGGCCGGTCGATCTCGCAGAACGCATCCCGCGTCGTCGAGTTCTCGGAGTTCACGACGAAGCACGGGACGAACGCGGTCACCCTGACCGTCGACCTGTTCAAGGACAAGTGGGCCCCCGTCCTGAAGCGCAAGTGGGATGGCGTGGGTCAGCAGCCCGCCCCGTTCTTCAACGCGCCCAGCGATATCAGCGACGCCCAGCTCCGCGAGCTAACCGTCGAGACGAAGGTCGCCCGCAAGGAGAAGTCCACGGGCAAGCTGCTCGGCTACGAGTGGCACCGCCCGAGCGGCGCCGCGAACGAGCTGTGGGACCTGCTCATCTACAACAACGCGGCCCTCGAGCTGCTCGCCTGGTCGCTGTCGAAGCAGGCGGAGCTCGAGTCGACCAACTGGGAGATGTTCTGGGACGCGTGCGAACAGGGTCTCTATTTCCGCGAGGTGTGAGCCATGGCCACAAACGAATGCGCATGGCTCGACGCGCGGATCACCAAAACCGAGAAGCTGATCGAGTCCATCGAGGCCGCGATCGATGCCATCGGTAGCGGCGCGCAGTCCTACACCCTCGACACCGGCCAGTCGCGCCAGGTGGTCACCAAGGCCAACGTCGCATCGCTCAAGACGCTGCTCGACTCGCTCGAGAACCGCCGGGTGATGCTGAAGCAGCGCCGCTATGGCGGCGGCTCGCTGATTGGGCGCGGGCTCTGACCATGCGCGTCTTCGACTTCTTCACCAAGGGGCGCTCGATCCGCGTCCCTGCCGATGCGTCGCCCGACCAGCAGTCGGCGCCGGCGATCCCGGTCATCAACCTGCGGGACCTGAACCGGTCGGCTCCCATCCGCAGCGCCTGGCACGACGGCGAGAAGTTCCCCGGCGGCTTCGGGGTGACGAAGCTCCTGACGACCGACTACTGGACGCTCCGCGCCCGGTCGGCCCAGCTCTTCCGGACCAACCACTACGCCCGCGGCATCATCCGCCGGCTGGTGCTGAACGAGATCAACACCGGCCTGCACCTCGAGGCCACGCCCAGCGAGGAGCTGCTCGGGTACAAGCCGGACGAGCTCGACGCCTGGTCGGAGACCACCGAGACCCGCTTCGAGCTGTGGGGTAAGACCCCGAAGCTCTGCGACTACTGCGAGCAGCTCACCTTCGGAGCGCTCCAGGCCCAGGCCCGGCTCGAGGCCCTGGTCTCTGGCGACGTCCTGGTGGTCCTGATCCAGGACCCGCGCACCAAGCTTCCCCGGGTCCGGCTCGTCGACGCCTCCTGCGTCCAGTCGCCGATGGACAACACCGGCAAGGGCGAGGGCAACAAGATCAAGCACGGTGTGGAGCTCGACAGCAGTGGCCGCCACGTCGCCTACTGGGTCCAGAAGGAAGACTATCTCAACGCCCGGGGCAGCTTCGAGCGCATCCCGGCAGTCGGCCCGGTCACCGGCCGGCGCATGGCCTGGCTGCTGTACGGCACGGACAAGCGCCTCGACGACGTGCGCGGCGAGCCGCTCCTGTCGCTCTGCCTGCAGTCCCTGCAGGAGATCGACCGGTACCGGGACGCGCTCCAGCTGAAGGCCTCGCTGCTCGCGCGGTTCGTGGCGTGGGTCGAAAAGACCGAGGACAAGGTCAGCTCGAAGGCTTTCGGCGGCGGCGCGGTCCGCAAGGGCACCGACACCGCGGTCGACACCACCGAGACCGAGCGCTCGTTCCAGGTCGCCGAGTACATCCCCGGCGTCCTGATGGAGGAGCTCCAGCACGGCGAGAAGGTCCACGCCTTCCAGTCGCAGGGCACCACCGAGTCCTTCGCGGACTTCGAGAGCACCATCATCGCGGGGATCAGCTGGGGCAACGGCATCCCGCCCGAGATCCTCACGCTGCAGTTCGCGAACAACTACAGCGCCTCGAAGGCGGCGATCAACGAGTTCAAGCTGTCGCTGAACGTCTGGCGCCAGACCTTCGGGGAGCAGTTCTGCCAGTTCGTCTACGAGGACTGGCTCCTGTCCCAGGTGCTGGCCCAGCGCATCGACGCACCCAAGATGCTCGAGGCCTGGCGCGACCCGGACCGCTACGAGGAGCTGGCGGCCTGGTGCTGCGCTGACTGGACCGGCCAGATCAAGCCGGAGATCGACTTCGGCAAGGCAGCGAGCGGCTGCGCGACGGCCATCGAAGAGGGCCTCATGACCCGTGACCGCGCCTCCCGCGAGCTCACCGGGACGAAGTTCTCGCGGAACGTCCGCGAGCTGCTGCGCGAGAACGAGCAGCTGGCCAAGGCCAACGAGGCCATCGTGAAGCTCAACAAGCCCGAGCCGCCGGCCGCGCCCGAGAAGGCGCCGATCAAGGCGCCCGCGGGCAAGGACGACGGCGCCGAAGACGCCGAAGAGGCGGATGACGTCTCCGGAATCGAACCCGAACCCCCGGCGGTGAACTGATGGACTGGCTGCTAAGCGAAGACGCGCTGCTCGAGCTGCAGGCGATCAAGGGCATCGTGCCCACCGCCGAGCAGCGGGAGGCATTCGCCGCCGTGCTCAAGGCCCGGGAGGCCTCGATCTCCGCCGGCGAGCCGCGCCTCATCAAGATCGAGGGCACCGAAGCCAAGATCACCATCGACGGCGTCCTGATGGAGCGCCCGTCGTTCATGTCGATGTTCATGTCGCGCGGCGCCGCGATCTACAGCGACATCCGCGCGGCCTTCGAGGCCGCCGAGGCCGACCCGCGGGTCAAGACCATCGCGCTCGACATCAACAGCCCGGGCGGAACCGTCGAGGGCATGTTCGAGACGCTGGACGTCATCGCGCAGGTGACGAAGAAGATCAAGGTCACGGCGACGCAGGCCACCAGCGCCGCCTACGCCATCGCGTCGATGGCCGGGCCGATCAGCGCGGCGACACGCTCGAGCCAGTTCGGCAGCGTGGGCGTGGTCGCCCGGTACATGGTGTGGCCCGAGGACGTCACGCTGACCAGCACCGACGCGCCCGAGAAGGCGCCAGACCCGCGCACGCCCGAGGGCAAGGCGCTGATCGTCAAGCGCCTCGACTCCATCAACGAGATGTTCGTCGGCTCCATCGCCAAGGGCCGCACCGCATTCACCGGCTCGAAGGTGACCCCCGAGTCGGTGAAGCAGAACTTCGGCCGCGGCGCGACGATGTATGCCGCCGACGCCCTGGCCGCGGGCCTGATCGACAAGGCGCCGAAGGAACCGAGGCTCGCGCGAGCTCGCGCGGAAGACGACACACCGGCGGATGCGTCCGCCGTCGAAACCGCCGACGGCGGAGAGGAGATTCAAGTCATGGATATCAAGGAATTCAAGGCCAAGCACCCCGAGCTGTTCACCGCCGCCTTCGAAGAGGGCAAGACCGCCGGCGAAGCGGCCGAGCGCGACCGCGTCGACGCTCACCTGACGATGGGCGAGGCTTCGGGCGACACGAAGACCGCGTTCGAGGCGATCCGCAAGGGCGACGCCATGACGACCGGCATGCAGGCCAAGTACATGGCCGCCGGCATGCGGACCGCGGCGGTCGGCGCGCGCGGTGACGAGGCAGCCATCGCCGCGGCAGCGACCGCCGGCGTGAAGCCCGCGGCCGGCGCGGGCGGCACCCCCGGGACCGGCGCGGCCGCCGCGACCGGCGACCTTGGGGACCTCATCGTCGCTCTCATCGACGCGGACAAGCAGTCCTGAGCGCAGAGCCGGGACCCGAACCCACAACATTTCACCGCGCGTGAGCGCAGAGAAGGTTTTGAACCATGTCCAACTACACCAGAACCCACATCGACACGCGCGGCCCGATCGTCGAGGTCGACCGCGACGCCTTCGAAGACGGCACGGTCGCCTTCGGCGGCGCGGACACCCTCGCGCCGGGCACCATCCTCGCGCGCCACACCGGCAGCGGGAAGTTCCAGATCTACGTCAAGGGCGGCAGCTCGAACGGCAACGGCGTGCCCGTCGCCGTGCTGACGTACGAGCTCGAGGCCACGGGCGCCGGCGACAAGCCGGTCCGCCCCGCGCTGCGCGGCAAGTTCAACAAGAAGAAGCTCGTGATCGACGCCGACGGCGACGACGCGAACATCGACTTCGCCGTGCTCGACCTGCTGCGCGACGTGGGCATCTACGCCTACGACGTCGAGCAGCTCGGGCGCGAGGACAACCCGCAGCCGACGGAGTCCGACAGCTGATCACCCCGTGATCGGCTGAAGAGCGCAGCGCACCGCGCGCGCCGTCCATCCACGACGGAGTTCATTCGTTCCGACGCGATCACGCGCCGGGCAAGAGCGCACAGGTGCGCGCGCTCATCGGTCCATTTCACCGCCGATTCACTCGGCCCAACCACAGCCGGAAATCGGCAACGGAGATTTTTCCATGTCGGATGCATCTACCAAGCGCATGATCGAGATGTACGTGGAGCGCGCCGACGCGCCCATGTTCCTGTCGGGCTTCTTCAACAGCCCCGCCCGCAACTTCCACGACACGGAAGAGGTCGAGTTCGACGTCATCCGCGACGACGAGGACGTCGCGGTCGTGATCCAGGACATCTCGGCTGGTGCGAACCAGAACGAGGCCTCGGTCTACACGAACAAGAGCTTCAAGCCGCCGGTCTTCGACGAGGAAGGCGCCATCTCGGCGTACGACCTCATGAAGCGCCAGCCCGGTGCGAACCCGTTCGCGGACCCGAACTTCGGGCGCATCGCGCTCGACCAGGCGTTCGACATCTTCGGCCGCCTCGAGCGCAAGATCCGTCGCGCGATCGAGCTCATGGCGTCGCAGGTCCTCCAGACCGGCACGCTGACGCTCGTCGACAAGGTCGGCGCGCAGAAGTACGTGCTGAACTTCGACCCGAAGAGCTCGCACTTCTTCACGGCCGGCGTGCCGTGGGCGGTCGACGGCTCCAGCGGCGACCCGCTCGGCGACCTGGGCGGCCTCGCGCAGCTCATCCGCCGCGACGGCAAGAAGGCCCCGACGAAGCTCATCTTCGGCACGGCGGCCATGCAGCGGTTCCTCGCGAACGCGGCCGTCAGGGCCCGGCTCGACAACCGCCGGATGGAGCTCGGCCAGGTCGCGCCCGTGACCCGCGGCGAGGGCGCCACCTACTACGGAACGGTGTGGATCGACCACTACCCGTTCGAGATGTGGATGTACGACGGGTACTTCCGCGCGCCCGGCGCCGGGCTGTACACGCCGTACGTCGGCGAGGACAACGTGATCATGCTGTCCGACGGCGCGCGGCTGGACCTGACCTACGGGTCGATCCCCAGCTTCGTGGCCCCCGAGCAGCGCGCGCTTCCGTTCCTGCCCCCGCAGGTCCGCAGCTCGAGCGCCGGCATCGCGTTCACCACGAACGCGTACCTGTCGAATGACGGGCGCAGCCTGAAGGTCTCGGCGGGCACCCGGCCCCTGACCATCCCCACGCAGATCGACTCGTTCGGTCGCGTGACGGTGGCCTGATGCCGAGCAATCGCGACCTGAAGGCGGCGGCGGCAACCCTGGGCGAGCGGCTCGGGGTCCCCGTCAGCACGACCGGCCTCGGCAACGAGGCGCTCGTCAAGCTCGTCGCCGAGCTCGAGGAGCAGGTCGCATCCGCAGCGGCGGTCGAGGCATCGTCCTCGCCGCCGGAGGCCTCGGCCTCCGAGCCCCCTCTCGACGTCGTCCCCGGCGCCGAGGGCGGGCTCGAGGCCTTGGCCGATGCGCCGGCGGCCGATGTCGCTGGCGACGAGCCGCCCACCGACGAGGTCCCCGTGGTGCCTGCGGCGGCTCCGGCCGTCGACGCCCTTCGGGCCAAGCACAAGGGCCGCGCCGTTTCCACGACCTCGGCCCGGCCCCCCGGTCCCTACAAGGTCGCCGCGGAGCGCTCCATCTTCTGCGCGCGCTCCGGCGGTGCCGGCCTGCAGGGCGGGGAGAGGGTGCGCCCTCGCGACTTCGACGACGTTTCGCTCGACCTCCTCTGGCGCCAAGGCGCGATCGTCAAGGCGTAGGCGCACCCGGTGGGCCTGCGAGAGCAAGCACGCCAGGACGCCCATGCGATCCTGAACGACCCGGCCGGGTTCAGCTGGCCGGTGAGCGTGGTGAACCCGGAGGGGGCAATCCTGTCCCTCCGCGGGTTCTCCAACGACGTCGAACAGACCATCGACCCGGACACGGGGCTCGCCGTGTCCGGCCGTCGAGCCTCGGTCGCCCTCCACCTCGACGACGTCGAGGCCTTCGGCATGCCGATCGGAGTGCAGGACCGGGCGTCGAAGCCATGGGTCGTGCGCTTCGACGACATCCTCTGCCACGCGCACGAGTTCAAAGTCCGCAAGGCCTTCCCGGACCGTGCGCTCGGAATCATGACCTGCGAGCTCGAAACCTACCGCTCGGTCTGAGGGCTCCATGGCCGCGCTGATCGAGACGCTGATCGACAAGTTCGACAACCTCGAGCTGGTCCGCGACAAAATCGCGGCCCTCCTGCTCGAGGAGTCGGACGGACAGAAGACGCTCGCGATCGCCGCGGCGAAGGACCCCCTGCTCTGGGCGATGCGCGTCTTCACCGAGCGCAGCAACCCGATCGCGGAGTGGCAAGAGGCCCCAGACGACGCAGATCCGGCCGACCTGGTGCCGATCGTCAACGTCTACTTCGAGGCCGCCCAGGCGGACGCGGCGGCCAGCGACACCGTTTACCAGCAGCAGGTCATCGCGACCTACAACATCGACTGCTACGGCTACGGCTTCGCCAAGACCGACGGCGCCACCGGCCACATCCTCGGCGACGCCCAGGCAGCCTTCGAGGCGCAGCGCACGGCGCGCCTGGTGCGCAACATCCTGATGTCGGCGCACTACGTGTGCCTCGGGATGCGCGGCGTCGTTGGAAGCCGCTGGATCCGTTCCATCACGGAGTTTCAACCGGCGATCGATGGCCGCTCCATGCAGCAGGTCGTCGGGGTCCGGATTCAGTTCGAAGTGCGGATGAACGAGTTCTCGCCGCAGCACGTGCCCACGCCGCTCCAGATCCTGGGCGTGACCGTGTTCCGCGCCGAGACCGGCGAGATCTACCTCAAAGGAGATTACCCCCATGACAGTTGACGCTTCTGCCGTTGCTCGCGTGCTCGGCGTGACCACGAACTTCCGCGACCTGCGCGACGGCGGCGTCATGCGCCTTCCCCAGCGGATCGCCGTGTTCGCCCAGGGCCGGAGCTCGGTCTCCTACAGCCTGGCGAAGTTCCGGGCCTTCAGCTCGAAGGAGGTCGGCGACGCGCTGGGCTACGGCTCGCCCGCCCACCTGGCCGCGCGCGAGCTCTTCCCCGACAACGGCGACGGCGTCGGGACGATCCCCGTCACGTTCTACCCGCTCGAGGACGACCAGTACGCGGTGACCGCGGCTGGCATGATCACGCCGGCGGGCACGCAGACCAAGGCCGCGGCCTACCGCGTCTACGTCTCCGGCATCCCGTCGCAGAAGTTCGTGATCCCGGCCGGCGCCACGCTGGCCCAGGAGTGCGCGCTCATCGCCGCGGCGATCAACGGCGTGCTCCACATGCCGGTCATCGCGACCGACAACACCACCGACGTCAGCCTGGCCGCGAAGTGGGCCGGTGCGAGCGCCAACGACATCTACATCGAGGTGGTCGGCGAGTCGCTCGGCACGACCTTCACCGTGGTGCAGATGAACGGCGGCCTGGTCAACCCCCTGGTCGACGACGCGCTCCTGCTCGTCGGCAACGTGTGGGAGACGATGGGCCTCAACGCCCTCGACGCCTACGACACCGACGCGCTCGACGCGTTCCAGGTCTTCGGCGAGGGCCGCTGGGGCGAGCTCGTGCGCAAGCCGATGACCGTCTTCCGCGGCAACACGGACGACACGGTCGGCACGTCGACCGCGACGACCTCGACCCGGCTCGACGACCGCGTCAACGTCCAGGTCCCCGCGCCCGGGTCCTCGAACCTGCCGTGCGTGGTCGCGGCGGCGCAACTGGTGCGCATCGCCAAGCTCTCGAACAACAAGCCCGCGAACGACTACGGGTCGCAACGGTGCCCGTCGCTGACCCCGGGCCTGGACTCGGTGCAGTGGGACTTCGTGAAGCGGGATGCTGCCGTCAAGGCCGGCAGCTCGACCACCGAGGTCAAGGACGGCGTGGTCACCATCTCGGACGTGGTCACGAGCTGGGCCCCGACGGGCGAGGCGGTGCCCGCGTACCGGTTCGTCTGCGACATCGTCAAGCTGCAGAACATCATCTTCAACCTCGACCTGGAGTTCGCGAGCGAGGAGTGGGACGGCGCGCCGTTCATCCCCGACGACCAGGCGACGGTGAACCCCGACGCCAAGAAGCCCCGCATGGTGGTCGCAGCCGCGAACGCGATCATCGACTCGCTGGGTCTCGCCGCCATCATCTCCGACCCGGAGAAGGCGAAGAAGCAGACGCGCTGCACGCAGGACGGCAGCAACCCGAAGCGCTGGAACCTGAGCATCACCGTCCAGCTCGCCGGCAACTCGAACGTGAAGGACATCACGCTCAACTTCGGCTTCTTCTTCGGCACGCCGACGGCCATCGCCGCCTGATCGCCGACATCCACCGCAACTGAATCGCGCCTGCTGTCGCAGGGCAAGAGCGCATCCGTGCGCCTGAAAACCAAGGAGCTTTCCCCATGTCGGCAGTAGGCGGACCAATCCAAGAGATCTCGATCCGGGGTCGCATCTTCCCGGTCGCCGCGGACTCGGACGGCACGTTCAAGCCGGGCGGGTACTCGTCGACCATCGAGCCGAACGGCGACGGCGCGACCGCGCGCCCGCTGCTCGAGGCCAAGAACTGGATGCTCGAGAGCGTCAACCTCAGCGTCGACCACGACCGTGGCGACGTGGAATTCCTGAACGAGCGCGTCGCGGACGTCGAGTTCTCCCCGATCTCGGTCACGTTCATCTCGGGCCACACCTGGTCCGGGCGCGGCAAGCTGACCGGCGAGGTGGAGTTCAACCACCAGAAGTCCACCGCAGCGGTCTCCATGGGCGGACCGGGCAAGGCCGCTCAGCAGTGAGCAAGCGGGTTCTTCTCACCGGCGGCTGTGGCTTCATCGGAGGCCACACCGTCGAGCACTGGCTGGCGAATACCGACTGGCACGTCATCGTGCTCGACGGGCTTCGCCACGCCGGCAACGTGCGGCGGCTGACCGAGGCGGCCAGCTTCGACCCGTCGCGCGTCACCCTGCTCTGGCACGACCTGCAGGCCCCGATCTACCCGGAGCTCGCCGCCGCCATCGGCCACGTCGACTACGTGGTGCACATGGCCAGCGACAGCCACGTGGACCGGTCCATCGACGACCCGGTCCCGTTCGTCAAGAACAACGTGGCGGTCACCCTGACCATGCTGGAGTTCGCCCGGGCCGCGAAGCCCGAGAAGTTCATCCAGATCGGGACCGACGAAATCTTCGGCCCGGCGCCCGACGGCGTGAGCCATGCCGAGGATGCAGCGCTCCGGCCGTCGAACCCCTACAGCGCTTCGAAGGCCTGCCAGGAGGCCATCGCTTTCGCCTACTGGCGGACCTACGGCGTGCCGGTGATCTGCACCCGCACCATGAACAACTTCGGGGAGCGCCAGAACCCGGAGAAGTTCGTGCCCAAGGTCATCCGCCAGGTGGCCGCCGGCGAGGTCGTCACGATCCACGCGCAGCCGCTGGTGCTGGGCGCCGAGCCCGGGAACCCGGAGCACTGGCTGCCCGGCTCGAGGGTCTGGCTGCACGCAAGGAACCATGCCGATGCCCTGAAGTTCATCCTGGAGAACATCGAGCCGGCGAGCTACGCCCTCGGCGCGATCGACCCGACGCGGTTCAACGTCGCCGGCGAGCGCGAGCTCGACAACCTGGCGATGGCCCACCTGATCGCCCGGATCCTGGACAAGCCGCTGCACTTCGAGCTGGTGGACTTCCACGGCAGCCGGCCCGGGCATGACCTGCGCTACAGCCTCGACGGCTCCGCGCTGCGCGCCGCCGGGTGGCGGCAGCCGATGACCATGGACGAGTCCTTCGAGAGGTCGGTGCGTTGGACGGTCGAGAACGAGCTGGCGAAAGCCTGACCCGCGCCCCCACACTGGCCGCGCTGGCCTCGATTCCGACGAGGGCCGAGATCCTCGAGGGCACGCTGCGCAGCCTGCGCCCGCAGGTGGACCGGATCGCGGTCTACCTCAACGGCTACCCCGAGGTGCCGGCCATCGTGCACGAGCTCGCCGACGAGCACGTGCTGTGCCCGGAGAACGGCGGCGCCGAGCGGAAGTTCTGGTGGGCGGACAAGCACGACGGGATCTACCTCTCGTGCGACGACGACATCACCTACCCGCCCGACTACGTCGAGCGGATGTGCGCCGAGCTCGAGGAGCACGGCGGGATCGTGAGCGCCCATGGGCGCGTGTACCTGGGCAAGCCCTACGACGTCGAGCGGGTCGAGCCCGGTAGCGTCGGGGTGTACCACCGGCGCGTCGACTACGGCCGGCCGGTGAACCACTGCGGCACGGGCGTCGCAGCATGGGATGCGCGCACCGTGCACGTCCCGACGGAGTGGCCGCTCCGGAACATGGCCGACATGCAGCTCGCCATGTGGGCGCAGGGCGCGAGAGTTCCGATGTGGCTGATCGCCCATCAGGCCAACTGGCTGAAGTCGCCCACGATTCACGACACCCAGAGTCTCTGGCACCAGTCGAGGATCCAAGGTCATCGCAAGCGGAGCGAAGTGCTCCGCGCATTCGGAGAGAGAGTCGGCTGGAGGATGGTTTGCTAGCGAGCGAGCGACAGCGACAGATCCGGCGTGCCGAGGCGCGTCGGCGTTCTCAGCTGGCTCAGCCGGTCCGGGAATGGATGCGCTGGGACGTGATCAACGCGTTGCTCGACGCGGCCAATGGTCGGAAGTTTCTCGAAATCGGTGTGCAGGCAGGCGTATGCGGTGCCCGAGTGCGCGCTGACGAAAAGTGGGGGGTAGACCCCGAAGCGCGCGCGGGAGCCTCAACGGGCTACGCGCGCTTTTTTGCGTCCGGCTCCGACGAGTTCTTCGCGCAGCTGCCCGCCGACGAGCTCTTCGACGTGGTCATGGTCGACGGCCTGCACCACGCCGACCAGGTCGAACGCGACACCCTGAACGCCCTTCGGCACCTGGCCCCGGGCGGGGCCATCGTACTGCACGACTGCAACCCCCTGACCGAGATCGCCCAGCGCGTCCCGCGGGCGACGGGGGTCTGGAACGGCGACTGCTGGAAGGCGATGGCGCGCCTGCGCGCGCGCGGCGATGTCGACGCCTTCACGATCAACGCCGACCACGGCGTGGGCGTGGTCCGCAAGGCACGGACCGTGGCGCCGCTGACGGGCCTGCCCGAGGTGCTGACCTGGGCGGACCTCGAGGCCGACCGCGCTCGGCTGGTGGGGCTGGTGGAGCCCGCCCGATGGCTCGACCGGCTGGGCCCGCCATACTCGTTCGGTCGGCTGGTGGTGGTCTCCGCCATCTTCGGTGGCCGGGACGCCCCGCTGCCGATCCCCGCTGGGCTCGACATCACCGAGGCCGTGCTCTTCACGGACTGCGTGAGCCCCAAGGATGCGCCCGGCTGGCGGGTGGTCACCTGCGACAAGGCCGCCGATCCACGGCTCGCTGCGCGGCGGGTGAAGACCCTGGCGCTCGAGCTGGTGGACTCCGAGGTGCTGCTCTGGATCGATGGCCGCATCCGGCTCACCGGGGTTCCCCTTCGGCGCCTGGTGACCGAGGCGCTCGAGGAGGCCGAGCTCGCCGGCTTCCCGCACCCGTGGCGGCGCTGCGCGTACGCGGAGGCCCTGGAGTGCGGGACCCTGGGCCTGGCCCCGGTCGATGCCCTGGCCGACCAGGCCGCGGCCTACCGCGACGAAGGGCTGCCCGAGAATGCCGGGCTCTGGAACACCATGGTGCTGGCGCGCCGGAACACCCCGGCGATGCGCGAGCTCGGCCGCTGCTGGTGGGAAGAGATCCAGCGGCACACCGTCCGCGACCAGGTGAGCCTGCCTTACCTGCTGTGGCGCGACGGCATCCGGCCGGGCGAGCTCGGCCCGGACGTGTACCGCGAGGGCAGCAGCCCGTATTTCGACCGAGGGAGACACGCAACGTGAGGGACCTCTTCGAGCAGAGCATCGCGGCCGCTGCGGCGCCGCTGCGCGGGCTGCGCGTGCTTCTCTTCGGCTTCTCGGGCCGCGGCTTCCCCGGCGGCGACGGCGCCCTCGAGGCGGCCGATGCGCTCGGCCGGCACGGCATGGGCGTCACCTACACCCACCAGATGGATCCGGACCTGCCCGCGAAGCTCGAGCTGAGCTACGACGTCGCGATCATCACCAACACCCGGATCGGCGAGCTGCTCGAGGCGTCCGAGCGGCTGTGGACCTGCGCCGCTGAAACCGTCCTCTGGTTCTGGGACCTGCGCCCGGGCCACGTCGGCGCCCAGCTACGCGGCCGCGTCGACCGCGCCTACCTCACCTACAATGGGCCCTGGGAGACGCCGCACCACGAGCTCTACTCGCCCGAGCAGTGGGCCAAGGCCCTGGGCGTCCCGGTCGGCTACTGCCCGCAGGCGGCGCCACTCCGCGCGGCCGAGCTCCAGCCTGGTGGCCCCCGCGTTCTCTTCGTGGGCGACCTGGCCAACGGCACCTACCACACGGGCCGCAAGGACCTCTGTGAGGCCCTGGGCGCCACGGTCATCAACGAGCGTGCCCGAGACAAGCGCCTGGCCGTCGAGGCGAGCCTGCCCATCCGGTACCGCTCCGCGTGCTACGTCCTGAGCACGTCGCCGGCGGCGCCCGGCTATACCTCGGTTCGGACCTACTCGATCCTGGCCTGCGGTGGCCTGATGCTCCTGCAGCGCTTCCCCGGCTGCGAGCGGCTGTTCACGACCGGCGAGCACGCGGTGATCTTCGACGACGCTGCGAGCGCGCTCGCCGTCATGGCGGAGCTGGACAAGCGCCCCGCGGCGCGCGCGGCCATCGCCGAGGGCGGCCGTGCGCTCCATGCCACCCGGCACACGGTGGCCCACCGGATCCTGTCCATTTGTAATGAAGTGGCCGGTCTGTCGGACGGCTTCGGCGGTTTCCTCGCGTGACCCGGCTCATCACCCAAATCGCCTGGGACGACCAGAGGAACCTCGGCGCCGCCTACAACCGGGCCATGGGAGCGCTCAGCCCGGGCGACTGGTGCTGCTTCCTCGACCACGACGCGATGTTCACCTCGCCCGGCTGGCGCGACCAGCTCCGGCAGGCCATCGCCGAGAACCCCAGGGCGGGTCTGATCGCTGCCTACACCAACCGCATCGGGCGCAAGACGCAGATCGCGCCCGGCTGCCCCCAGTCCCACGACCTGCTCGAGCACGCCGCGTTCGGCGCCGAGCTCGCCGCCCGCTACGCCGCCGCGGCCCGGGACATCACCGCCGACTCGCCGATCAGCGGCGTCGTGATGGCGATGTCGCGGGAGACCTGGGCCCTGATCGGCGGCTTCCGGGATGGGTTCTTCGGGGTCGACAACTGGGCCCACCGGGACGTGCGCTCGAAGGGCCTGCGCGTGATGATCCTGCCCGGCCTGTACGTCTACCACTGGTACCGCGCCGACGGCGTCGGGCACCCGGGCGCTCCCAAGGCGGCCGCCTGATGCTGCTCCGCTGCTTCGTGTTCGATGGCGAGCCGGAGGCCGTCGCGGCCATGGCCGCCTGCGGTGCACCGTGGGTCGTGGCGATGGCGAGCAACACCATCTGGGGCCAGCGCGACTGGCACCCGCGGATCGCCCGAGCGCTCGACCTGGCGCCGCGCGACACCCGCCTGCTGCTCCCGACCCTGAACGGCCCGGCCCCGGACTGGCAGGAAGCTGGTCCCGACAGCCCGGACTTCTTCGCCCAGCGCAAGCACGCCGACGGCTCCCCGAAGGCGGCCGCGGTCGACGTGACGAAGGAGCCCCTGCAGGCGGCCCCGGTGTGCGCGGTCATCCGCGCGAAGGATGCGCCGATGCTGCTGGGCCCAGGATTCGAGGGCATGCACGAGCGGGCCAGGAAGCTCGGGCGCGTGCTCCTGATCTCCGACCTCTACCTGGTGCAGCGCCGTGCATAAAGCCAGCATCGCGATGATGTCCGAGCTCCGCGCGCACGTCCCCGCGGGCGCGCGCGTGCTCGATGTGGGCGGCGCCGACGTCAATGGCACCTACCGCGAGCTGTTCGGCGACGCGAAGACCTACACATCGCTCGACTATCAGAACGCCGACATCGTGGTGCAGGGCTGGGACTGGCCACCCGAGCTGGATGGGTCCTTCGACGCCGTGCTCTGCGGCCAGGTCTTCGAGCATGACGAGCGGTTCTGGGTGACGGCGCAGAACATCGCGCGCGTGCTGCGGCCAGGTGGGCTCGCGATCATCATCGCGCCGGCGGCCGGCGCGGTGCACCGCCACCCGGTGGACTGCTGGCGGTTCTACCCCGACGCCCCGAAGGCGCTCGCGAAGTGGATGGGCATGGAGCTGCTCGGCTCGAAGCACGCCGACGACAGCCCCTGGCGCGACATCGGCGCCGTGTTCCGCAAGCCCGGCTGATCGCCTCGAGCTGATCGCCGCCCGACCTACGCGCGCCCCGCTGAGGGGCGAGGCGCGCGCATGCACATACAGGGAGACAGTTCATGACGGCATTGATGAAGAGCAAGGAGCCGGTGGTGGCCCCCGAGGTCGCCGAGGCGGAGTTCGAGAGGTTCTTGGCCACGATGGACCTCGATGCGGAGCACGTCTGGGACAACCAGGAAGACGAGTGCCGCGTGATTCTGCGCGCCATGGAGTCGGGCGCGCTGGTCCTCAACGACGACGGTGAGCCGGTGTTCACCCCGAGCGAAGGTGAGGTGATCATCTTCGCCGAGCCCCGCGGCCGCCACCGGTCGCAGATGTCGAAGCAGTCCGACGCGATCAAGAAGAGCTTCGCGCTGATCGCCGGCATCACCCAGCAGCCGCCCAAGCGCTTCGAGGACATGCGGCAGCGCGACCTCAAGGTGGTCGAGGCGGTCGTCATGCTTTTTCTTGTCGGGTAGCCACGCCGCTCGTCAGGTTCGGCGAGGACTACTTCCATCCGCCGGACCGCGAGACGGGCGCCGAGCGTCACACGATGCACGCGGTCTACGGCGAGATGCTGCTGCAGATCTGCAGTGACTACCCGGCGCTATCCGACCCGAACGAGATGCGCAACCACGAGATCCGTTTCTTCTACGAGGGCATCCGCGCCTCGCTGAAGAAGGCGACTGCTCCGAGCAAGTGAGGCCGCGCCATGGGTAGCAAGTTCTCGATCAGCGGCATCTTCCAGCTCGTCGACAAGATGAGCGGGCCGATCTCGAAGATCGAGGGCCGTCTCACGCGCTTTGGCCGCACCGGTGCGTCCTCGATCGCGACGCTGGACAAGAAGCTCGAGAAGCTCGGCCACACCACGAAGCTTGCGAAGGCGGCGATGGGTGCGGCGTTCCTCGGCGCGGGCTTCGCGATCCACCACGCGGGCAAGGCAGGCCTCGAGTTCGAGCAGGCGATCACCAACGTCGGCGCGGTGATGCTCAAGTCCCGCGGCGAGATCGGGAACCTCGAGAAGAAGGCCATCGAGCTGGGCGCGTCGACGCAGTTCACCGCGTCGCAGGTCGCCGGCGCCATGGAGAGCATGGCGCGCGCCGGCTTCAAGACCGAGGACATCCTGTCCGGCGTGGGCGGCGTGCTCGACGCCGCGGCCGCTTCCGGCCTGGAGATGGCCGAGGTGTCCGGAATCGTCTCGAACGCCATCAAGGGCATGGGCATGGAGACGAGTCAGGCGACGAGGGTCGCTGACGTGCTGGCGCTGGCGTCCTCCAAGACCAACTCGACCATGGGAAGCCTGGGCGAGGCCCTATCGAACGTCGCCTCGACCGCTCGCCAGGTTGGCATGCCGCTCGAGGACACGGTCGCGGCGGTCGCGCTCCTGCAGGACGTCGGCCTCGATGCGTCCGTGGCGGGCTCCGCGCTGAATACGATGCTGACGAAGCTCGCGGCACCGACCGACAAGGTCGCGGCGAAGATGGAGCAGTATGGCGTCGCCTTCAAGGACGCGCAGGGCAACATGCTGCCGTTCGCGGGCGTCCTCGAGAACATCTCGAAGGCGGCGAAGAAGTCCGGCGGCAACTTCGACCAGGTGGCGCTGTTCGCGGAGCTCGTCGGGCTTCGTGGCCAGAAGGCCGCGTCGAACCTGGCCACGCTCTTCGAGACCGGCAAGGTCAAGGAGCTGACCAAGCTGCTTCAGGACGCCGAGGGCTCGGCCAAGGCGATGGCAGCGATCCGCATGAGCACCACGCTCGGATCCTGGGAAGAGTTCACCTCCGCAGTGGAGGGCGTCGAGATCTCCCTGTTCGGTCTCGCGGGCGGACCCCTGAAGGACACGATCAAGGGGATGACCAAGTGGGTCACCGCGAACCAGGCCCTGATCGTCTCCAAGGTGCAGGACTGGATCGCGGACGTCGCCGACAACATGGCCGACATCGTGAAGTGGGGGACGCGGATCGCCTACGCGGTGGGCATCTTCTACTCGCTGGCCATCGCGGTGAAGGTGGCGCGCGTGGCGATGGCCCTGTTCAACGGCGTCATGGCCATCGCACACGCGGCGATGTGGCTCTACTCGAAGCGGACCGTCGCCGCGGCCTTCGCGAACAAGCTGTTTTCGAAGAGCACCAAGTCGGCCCAGCTCGACCTGTTCGCCATGAACACCCAGACGGCAGCGACCGGTACCGGGCTCGCCGCGATGCGCGGCGCTCTCAATGCCTCGAAGATGGGCGGCCTGATCAACGGCGTCACCTCGAAGCTCGGTAAGGCCGGCTTGCTCGGCGCCGCGCTGGGCGTGGGCTACGCGATCGGGACCTGGCTCGACCACGAGTTCGGCATCTCGAAGATGCTCGAGGACTGGCTCGTCAAGATCACCGGCATCAACGAGGGCGTCGAGAAGGCAGGCGGCCGCGCCACGAAGCGCGGAGTCGGCGCCGGGGGTCGGGTCTACGACGACGGGACGATCATCGGCGAGGACGGGTCCATCATCAAGAAGGGCGCCGAGTGGGCCAAGCACGTGCCGTCGGCGCAGGGCGGCCTGGCCCCCACGGCGGCGGCCGCGCCGGCGCCCCAGGTGATCTCCCCGCAGGAGCGCGCCACCCACGCGCTGACCGAGACCCTCAAGGAGTCGAAGGAGTCGGTCGACCTCACCATCAAGGACAAGACCGGCCGCGCCGAGCTCGGCCGGCACCGGCCGAAGCTGGTGCGCCTGAAGCTGCAGCAGAGCGGGGCGGGCTGAGATGGACATCGGCGTACCCCCAGCGGTCACCGACCTCATCGGCGGCGGCGGCGAAAGCTGGAAGGACCGGATCCGCGAAGCGGCCTACGTGTCGCCCAGCAAGACCCGGTTCCGCATCGAATACGAGGACCTCGAGCGGACGGTCACCCGCCGCGGCACGGCCTACGAGTTCCCCGGCGTCAACGATGCCTACGTGCAGCAGAAGGGGTTCGGCCCGCGCATCTACCCGATGCGGTGCTACTTCTCCGGCCCCAACTGCGACCGCATCGCCGATGCGTTCCTGCTGGCGCTGCTCGAGCCCGGCGTCGGGAAGCTGGAGCACCCGCGCTACGGCACCATCCCCAGGGTCGTCCCCTTCGGCGACATCGGCCAGCGCGACGACCTGAAGACCTCGGCGAACCAGTCGGTCATCGACGTCACGTTCTGGACCACCCTGGTCGAGCTGTACCCGTCCGAGCAGACCTCACCCAAGAACGAGATCGAGGAAGCGCTCGGCGACTTCGACGTGGCCGCCGCCCAGGCCTTCGCGAGCGCGACAGCGCTGGACACGCTCGCCGCCCAGGCGAGCCTGAAGGGCACGATCCGCAGCGCGCTCCGGGAAATCCGCGGCGCCCTCGAGGACGTCTCGGGCTCGGTCGCCAGCGTCCGGCGAGAGTTCGACGACAACTTCCGGCTCATCAACGAGGGCCTCGACGTGCTGGTGGGGCAGCCGCTCCTGCTGGCCCAGCAGATCATCAACCTGATCCGCGCCCCCGCGCGCGCAGCCGCCGGCATCCGGTCGCGCCTCGAAGGCTACGCCAACCTGGCGGTGCGGATGTTCGGCTCGAAGGCCGGGCGCCCGCAGGACTTCCCGGTCGGCGTGGCCACGTCGGCCATCACCCGCCGACGGAACGATGCCGCGGTCGCCGACCTGATCGCCATGGCCGCCGTGACCGGGAGCGTGGCGAGCTCGCTCGAGAACGACTTCCTGACGAAGCCCGACGCCATCAAGGCGGCGGACGAAGTCGCGGCGCAGTTCGACGACCTGGTCGACTGGCGCGACGGCGTGAACGAAGAGGTCGGCGCGGTCGACACGGGCGAGAGCTACCAGGCCCTGCAGCAGGCCGTGGCGCTGACCGCCGGGTTCCTGGTCGAGGTGTCGTTCCGGCTCATCCCGGAGCGGTCGCTCGTCATCGACCAGCCCACCACGATCATCAACCTGGCCGCGCGCCTCTACGGGCGCCTCGACGACACCATCCTCGACCTGCTCATCAACAGCAACCGGCTGACCGGCTCGGAGATCCTAGAAATCCCGCGCGGCCGCAAGATCCTCTACTACCCCTGAGCGCACCCGATGGCCGTCGCTGACCAAGACGAGGTGCAGATCCTCATCGACGGCAAGGAGTTCAACCGCTGGCCGTCGGTCGACATCCAGCTCTCCATCGACAGCTTCTCGACGGTGTCCTTCACCGCTCCCTTCGAGGCAGACCGCAAGGAGTTTCGGGAGACCTTCCGACCGTTCACCTTCAAGTCCGTCGAGGTGCTGGTCAAGGACGGCTCGAAGAAGGGGAGCAAGGCGAAGAAGATCTTCACCGGCACCTTCGTCGGCATCGACCCCGAGGTCGACCCGAACAAGAGCGTCGTGGGCGTCACCTGCTACGCGCTGCCCGGGGTGCTCAACGACTGCAACGCGCCCGGCAGCGCGGTCCCGACCGAGTTCAAGAACATGTCGCTCCTCGACATCTCGAACCAGATCGCGGCGTACTACGGGCTGCTCGTCGAGTCCCTCGGCGTGGGCGGTTCGAACTTCGGCAAGGTGAAGCTCGACATCGAGGAGACCCCGTTCTCGTTCCTGTCCGAGCTCGCGCGCCAGCGCGGCGCCATCATCTCGAACACACCCGAGGGGTTTCTCCGGCTCTGGAAGGCCGTGAAGACCGGTGACCCGGTGGCGCGCCTCGCCGAGGGCTCGCAGCCGGTGCTGAAGGTCGCCGCGGCGTTCAGCCCGCAGGAGTATTTCAGCGAGATCACCGGCTTCGGCCGGGCGAAGAAGAAGAAGCGCGGCGGCAAGTACACCCTGCACAACCCGCTGCTGCATGGTGCGCTGCACCCGATCCGACCGAAGTGCTTCGCGATGGGCGACACCGAGCCGGGCGACGTCCCGTCGGCGACGACCGCGAAGATGTCCCGCATGTTCGGGAACGTCGCGAGCTACACGATCGACCTGGCCACGTGGCGCGACCCGCAGGGCGAGCTCTGGGCCGAGAACACCACCGTGATGCTCGCCGCGCCGCAGGCCATGATCTACGGCGAGTTCGAGTTCCTGATCCGCACGGTGAACCTCCACCAGGACGAGAACTCCAGCAACGCCCAGCTCGGCGTCGTGCTGCCCGGTGCGTTCAGCGACGGGTTGCCCGATCGATTGCCGTGGGAGGACTGAACCGGTGGCCGTTGCAGAAGTGAAAGACATCGAGGCCAACGGCGACGTCAAGGGCGACCTGGGCGGCGACGACTCGTTCGTCGCGGAGCATTTCGCCGACTCGGGCGAGGACTCGCCCCCGCTGCCCGGCGACTTCATGGCCCTCGATGAAGGGACCGGATCGGGGACGAAGCAGGTCACCGGCTACCACGACCCGGTCGATGGGAACCGCGAGGCCCAGCCGGGCGAGAAGCGCACCTACAGCCGCAACACCGGCGGGGTGAAGGTCGCCGAGGTCTACCTCAAGGGCGACGGCACGGTCGTGATCAAGAGCCTGCTCGCGCCCACGGGCGGCACCTTCGAGATAGACCCGGCCACCGGCGCGATCACCATCAACGGGAAGGCCGTCATCGACGCGCTCGGCGAGGTGACCGCGAAGTCCGACGTCGCCGGCGGGGTGAGTCTCTCCGGGCACATGACCCCCTCACCGTTCGGCCCGCTCGGCCCGCCGATCCCGGGGACCTGATGCCCCTCGCCCCTGCCGCCCTGGAGTCGGCGATCGCCGCGCTCACGGGAGACAGCAGCCCCGGCAGCGTCGCCGAGGCAGCGCAAGCCTGGGCGGACGCCGCGCAGGCCATGTTCGCGGGCGTCGTGCCCCCCTCGACCACGGTGGCCGCGGCGGCCGCCACCCTGAAGACCGCGCTCGAAGCGGCGTTCGGCGCCACCAGCGGCGGCGAGGCCGCGCTCGAGTCTGCCTTCGCAGCGTTTGCCACGACGGTCGCGGGCGGGATGCTGCCGCTGTACACCGGGGTGCCTCCCGCCGGCCCGGTCGGCTTCGTCGCGCTGATCTCGCCCGACCGGCCCTCTCTCGCGGCGTTCGCCGCCGACCTGGCCGACGCGCTCGACACCTGGGCCCAGACCGGGACCGCGGCGCTCGTCGCACCGCCCAACACCGTGACGCCCTGGGCGTGACTGCGAGGCCACCATGACCGACGTGCTGCTCTTCCACGAGGACGACGGCGGGAACATCAACTTCGTCAACGGCGCCGCCGACATGTCGGCCGGCCTCGAGGGCGCCGCCTACCTATCGATGTTCGGCGGCAACGAGCAGGACTCCGGCGAGGAAGCCGACGACCCGCTCGAGTGGTGGGGCAACAAGACCGAGTCCGTCCCCACAAAGAAGTACCGCAGCCGCACCCAGAACCTGCTGCGCTCGTTCCCCATCGTGCCCGGGAACCTCCGCCGCCTCGAGGAGGCCGCCGGGCTCGATCTCGCCTGGTTCGTTGAGGACGGCCCCGCCAGCTACGTCGGCGTGGTCTGCAGCATCCCCGGCCTGAACCGCGTGCGCTGGGTGATCAGCGTCGTCATCGACGACGAGAAGTTCAGCTTCGAGTTCACCTATCGAGACCGCTCGCGAGAGCAGTCGGCCGCCTGATGCCAACACCCCCCACCACAGCAGCGCTCTCCGCCAACATCATCGCGCAGCTGGAATCGTCGCTCTCGCAGACGATTCCGCTGCTGCCGAAGGCCTTCGCGCGCGTGCTCGCGAAGGTGCTCGCGGCGGTGGTGATCCTCCTCTACCGCTACGCCGGCTTCAGCCTGCTGCAGCAGTTCATCCGGTACGCCTCCTTCGAGGAGACCGAGGTCAACGGCCAGAAGATCCGGCCGCTCGTGGAGTGGGGCCGGCAGATCGGGGTGGGCGACCCCATCGACTCTATCCGCGCCGAGCTCGTGGCCCGGGTCACCGTGCTCAACCAGGTCGGCTCGCTGGCCGCAGGGTCCCAGCTCGTTCGGCAGGTGACCGGGGTCATCTACCAGGTGGTATCGGCGGAGCCGTTGGACGATGTGACGGTCGACGTCACGATCATCGCGTCGTCGGACCCCGATGGGAACGGCGGCGGCGGAACCATTGGGAACCTCGAGGTCGGCGACGCGGTCGAGTTTGCGAACCCGCTGCCGAACGTGGCTACGGTAGCGACCATCGTCTCCACCTCGGTAATCGGCATCGATGCGGAGACAGAGGACGAGTACCGCGGGCGCGTGCTGGACTATTCGCAGTCGCAGCCGCAGGGCGGCGCATATGCGGACTATCGGATCTGGGGCGCTGGCGTTCCCGGCGTATCCAACATTTACCCATACACGGGCAGCCCGGGCGAGGTCGACGTCTACGTCGAATGCAAGATCGCCCTCGACCCCGATGGCATCCCGGACACGGTTCTCCTGTCGGACGTCAACGATGCGATCCAGTTCGATTCTGCAGGCCTAGCCAGCCGTCGCCAGGTGGGCGCCGCCGTCAACGTGCTTCCAATTACGCGCACCGAAGTCGACGTGGTGGTGAACGGCCTGGCCGTGCCGGCCGGAGCTGACGAGGCGGCCATCGAAGCGCTGATCGAAGCCGGCGTCGACGAGTACCTTCGCGGCCGTGAACCGTTCATCGTGGGACTGTCGGTGCTTCCGCGCCAAGACGTGGTGACGCAAGGCGCGGTAGCGGGCGCGGTGGTCGAGATCGCATCGGCCGAGGGCGCCACGATCGCGACGGTGGAGACATCGATCGGCGGGCTGGACTTCATAGTCCGCGTGCTCGGCAATGGCGAGAAATTGAAGCTCGGGACGATCACGTTCCCGTAGTCCCCAGGAGAACCAGGAACCATGGCACTCGACTACGGCGCAATCCTTCCATCGCAGACCGAGGCGTCCGGGTCCTACCCGCAGGGCAAGGCGAAGAACGTGTCGGCGCCCGGCGCCGGCGATGGCACGCCCTGGTATGCGAACCTGGTCAACGACCTGCTGTTCGGACCGTGGCAGGCAATCCTGCGCCTGACCGGCACCGTGCCGAGTGGCGTGCCCGACACGGCAAACACCACGCAGTACATGGAAGCCCTCATGCGCTGGATGTGGGGCACGCTGATCTCGAGCAACTGGACGATCGCGGCGCAGGGCAGTGAGCACTACAACGCGGTCTGTTTCTCGCCCACGCTGGGAACATTCGTGGCCGTCGGAGAGAACGGCAAGGTCTTCGCCACCGATGGCCTTCTGAACGCCATGGTGACGATCGGCGGCGCTCCTGACCTTAATGCCGTGGTCTGGTCAGCAAGCGCAAACCTGTTCATCGCGTGCGGTGATGGCGGCGCGATGTATACGAGCCCGACGGGAGCGACGTGGACCAGTCGCGCCAGCACCGTCGTGGAGGACCTCCTGGCCATCGCTGTGAAGCCGGGGTCGCCAGACACAATCGTCGCGGTTGGCGCAAGCGGCACTATCGTGTCGTCGACCAACGGCACGGCGTGGACTCCTCGCGTTGCGGCCGTAGGCGCGAGCTTCTTCGGGATCTGCTATGCCGCCACGCTCGGCGCCGGACTCTTCGTGGCCGTCTGCAATGGTGGCCAGGTCGAGACCTCGGCGGACGGAGTAACGTGGGCTGATGGGGGAGTCACGCCGGGCTCTACGAACTTCAACGCGGTCATCTGGAGCACCTTCCACAGCCTGCTGATCGCCGTCGGCTCGGGGGGAAGCGTGGAAACGTCGCCCGATGCGGTCACGTGGACCGACCAGGGCGATCAGAGCACCGGCCGTCTCTACGGCGTCACGGTCGACGAAACGCTCGGCCAGATAATCGCGGTCGGCGAAAACGGGATCGTGGCCAGCTTCGACGCCGTCACGTGGTACAGCCGGTTCATGTACACCGGCGGAAACTTGAAGGCCGCGGCGTTCAGCGCCATCAAGGGCTTTACGTTGGCGGTCGGCAACCTGGGCGTGACCTTCACGTCGCTTCGCGGCCTGCACCCCTAGTCAGGCGCGCGGTGCATCGTCCAGACGAAGACGGCTGACGTCGGCGTGACCAGCGCCGCGATGCGGATGTAACTTGGGACGGCTGTGTTGCCAGGGCCTGGCGCGCCATCGCCGCTTTCCAGCCACGGCTCCCTATCGAGCGTGAGTTCGAACCCGGGGGCGAGCGGCTGACCTTGGTGCAAGTGATCAAATAGTTCCCCGGACGACACGACAACGGCCTGCGCCGAGTCCGACATATCGAACGCCTGACGATGGGCGTAGAGCGCGGTGGAAAGTAGAGCGCTCGCGGATACTATGCCCGGCTCTCCGCTGGCCGTGCCCGAACCGATCCCCGTTTTCCAGATCACCGGCAGGCAGCCCGACTCGGGACACGCATCGCACTCGAGGTCGATGACGCTGCCCTCCAGCCCGGCCGCCGGGTAGCAGGGCTGCCCGGCGTCCACACCTGCATCGACGGCAACGATCGGCGCGGCCGCATCGTGCCCGGCATCCTCGCCGAACCCCTCGAGCTGCGCGTCCGGGTCGCCTGGCTCGAACCCGCCATCACCCTGGATGGCCGGCGCCCCGGTGTCCGGGTCGAGCCCGCTCGCCATCCCCATCGGCTCCGAGCACCCCGCGAACACCAGCGCCACCAGCGCGATCCCCAGCCTCATGCGCCGCATTCTAGCAGCCCGCCAAGGTGACCGCGAATGAGCTTGTTTTTCCGCATCTTTCAGCACCTGCTGCCGGACTCTCTCGCGTGGCGCATCCGGAAGAAGGCGGCGTCCTGGACCTATGGGGACGGCTCTCTCTGGGGAGCTCCGGGCCTGCTGTGGGGCGGCACCGACGACGGTCGGCACATCGACCGGTTCTTCCACGGCTTGGCGGAGTTCTTCACCGAGCCTCGCCTGTACATCGACCTGGTCCTGCTCGACCTATACCCGAGCACCACCCGCGAGCTCACCGAGTGGGAGTACCAGTTCGGCCTGACGATGGCGGCGGTCGAAGGTGACCGGCGGCTGAACGTCGACTCCGCATGGAAGGCCCGCGGCGGCCAGTCCCCGCGGTACCTGCAGGACGTTGTCCGCGCCGCCGGATTCGACGTCTACATTCACGAGTGGTGGTCGAGCGGGCCCGCGCCCTACATCGCGCGCGACCCTCGCGACTACACCAATGTGCCGACGTTCGGCACCGTGCAGTGCGATGAGCCGCTGGCGTTGTGCGGCGAGCCGGATGCGCTCTGCAACAACTTCCTGGCGAACGAGCCCGGCTATCTCGTCAACAGCAACCTCACGCCCTACGCGCCGCCGCCGGTGCCGAGCGACCCGACGAAGTGGCCGTTCTTCATTTACTGGGGCGGGCAGACCTTCGGCGATGTGGTGTTCCTCGACCCGGCGCGCCGGCAGGAGTTCGAGCGTCTGATCTTGAAGCTGTGCCCGGCGCACTGCTGGCTCGTCACGCTCGTGGATTACGGCGCCGTGCCTCTGCCGGCCGCCGCCGCGTTCCCTGACCTGTGGTTGCTCTGGCAGGGCGAGCTGGGCAAGACAGTCGCAGGCAGCGACGTCAACGCCTGGGACAGCACGGCCGGCGCGGCGCCGACGCCCATCTCTCTGATCTCTGGGATCTACGGGGACCCCTGCACGGATGGCGCCGACTATGTGCAGGGCGAGTATGACGGTGTGGATTTCCAGTCCCTCGCCGCGGATAGCGTCGATCCCGCGTTCGCCTCGGTGGACGACGACGCCTATGTTGCGGTGTGCATGATGGTCCCGGCGGCTGACGCCGATTCCGATTCGACGTTCTGGCTATACGACTTGGTCGCCCCGGATCTTCCCGGGTTGGTCCTCGGATACCTGCAGGGCAGCGCGGTCGTGCTCCGCATGGACTCCTACCTCGCACTGGGCGACTTCACTCTGGCATCTCCCTATGTTGTGGCGCAGGTCCCGCAGGCGACAGGCTCGGTCTTCATCATCGAGACCTGGAGTGACGGCGCGTTCATCAAGGCGCGGATCAACGGCGGCACCATCTTCAGCGTGGCTTGGGTCGGGCAGAAGTGGCCGGCGACGTTCGATGGCTATTACACGTCCGCCGGTTCCGAGAGGAACGACAACATCATAGGCCGCTTCCACCAGCAGCTGATTTCACGCGGCTCGTACCCAGGCGACGGCGCGTGCGCGTCGTGGCGCGCCTACTGCGCCCAGCAATACGGATACGCAGGAGCATAGAAACCCCATGCCGCAGAACCTCACCGACGTCGACGAGTTCACCGATCCAGTGCAGGTCGCGCTCAACGGCGAAGACGCGGACAACGACTCGCTGGAGCTGATGCTGCAGCAGTTCGCGAACCGCACCCGCTACCTCTACAACCTGTTCAACGGGTCGAACGTACGGGTCGGCAACGGAGCGCTCTCCGACATCACGACCGGCCTACTGAACGTCGCGCTCGGCGAAGACGCGGGCAGCTCGATCCAGGATGGCAACAACAACATCCTGCTCGGCGCCAACTGCAACACGCCCGCTCCGGACAGCGAAGACTTCCTGAACATCGGGAACACGATCTTCGGCGACATCGACGGTCAGATCGTGCGCATCGGTGGCGCCAGCGACGAAGAGGTCGCGGTCGAGGGCGCGCTGCAGCTGTGGTCGCACCTGCTATTCCTGGAGGATGCGAGCAGTCCGGAGATCTACCAGACCGGCGCCGAGGGCGAGTCACTCACCATCCGCGCGCAGGATGGCGACGTCGAATCCGGCGGCGGCAACCTCGCCCTTCGCGGTGGGTCCAACGGCGCTGGCGATTACGGCACCGTGCAGATCTCGATGGCCACCGGCGGCCTCGCTTTCTTCGGCTCGGCCGGCACCACGAAGCAAACCGTCAGCGGCTCGACCGTCGACGGCACCGCTCTTCAGAGCCTGCTCGACGCGCTCGTGGCCTACGGCCTGATCGACGACGTCACCAACGATTCGTAACCCCCAGGAGAGACACCCATGCGTCCGACCAACTGGCGAGCCCTCGCGCTCGCGATGCTGACCCTCGTCTTCTGCCAGACCCTGCCGGCTTGCGGCCTGTTCGGCCCCGTCGACTGGCCGAAGGTGGCGCAGTGCGGCGGGGAAATAGCCAGCGACCTGCTGGGCGTGGTGTCGCGCATCCTGCTGGTCGGCGCCGCAGTCGATGACCAGCTCCAGCAGCTCGCCGAGGAGCACGGCGCCAAGACCATCGCCTGCGTGGTCGATGAGGTGGTGAACACCTACCGACGCCCGGGCGCAAGCATGACGCCCGAGACCGAGGCGGCGGCCGCGCGCGGCGAGGCATTCCTGCTCGATCATGGGGTGGGGGAAGTCAGACCGTGAACCTGGGCGCGCCGTTCACCTTCGCGCTGTGCGACCCGCAGCGCCTGGTCGAGCACCCGGACGACCTGTGGCATATGGCCCAGGCGCTCGAGGCGAACGCCGCGCACTGCGCGGACGCTTGGGAGCTGGCGCGCCCGGCGGTGGCGGTGGTCGACGACGCGCGGGCGCTGCCCGCGATCAGCAACTGCCACCCGGTGGTGCTCGTCGGCGAGCCTGGCCCGAGCGGCGTCCTGGCGATCCACAGCTGGGACTGGCTGCGCCACACCACGAGCAGCCGGGTGTTCGTGCCCAAGACGAGCGGCCTGCGAGGTGGGCGCCAGTCGATCTGCGAGGGAGCCGGCCACGAGATCCTCGAGGCCCTGGTCAACCCGCTGCTCAACCAGTGGCGGGCGCATCCCCAGGACCCGAAGGTGCAGGTGGCACTCGAGGGCTGCGACCCGGTCCAGGACACCTACGACGTGCTGGTGATCTGGCGCCGCGAGACCACGCGCTGGCCGGTGGCGAATTTCGTTCTGCCGGCCTGGTTCGACCACGAGGCCCCGGGCCCCTACGACCATGCGGGCACGCTCACCGCGCCCGGCCAGCTCGGGCCCGACGGGTACGCGATCCTGCGCGACCCGAAGGACGGCCGCACCTTCCCGGTGTGGGGCTCGCGCGGCATCCCGGGCGCCGACCGGCAGACCGCGCTGCAGCACCTGGCCGCCCGCACCCGGCGCCTCGGCGTCCTGGTCGAGAACCTGGTGGACCCATGACGGCCTGCGCCCACGACGTGCCGAGCGGGCTCTGGTGCCCGGACTGCGCGCTGTTCGCACTCCTGTCGCCGCTGGCTGCCGCTGCCTTCTTCCTGGGCATGCTGGTGAGCGGCTGCGGCAACGTGGCGCCCAGGGGCATCCAGTCGGTCCCCCGCGCCGAGCTCGAAGCCAAGCACGCCGTGTGGGTTGAGCTCGGCAAGCCGCCCTGTCGGGAGGAGCTCGACCTGCTGCTGGTCGTGGCCCAGGAGGACGAGCGGCGCGAGCGCTGCTGCACGCTCGACATGACGCCCGACCAGATCCACTGCCGGGCGCACCCGCCAGGCTCATGCCTGATCCACTTCCGCCGGCGCGGCACGATCATCAAGCTGCGACCCGCGGCCGTCGTTTCGCCCGAGTTCATCCCGGGCTGGATTCACGAGTTCGTCCACTGGCTCAGCGGCTGCGCGCTGGGCGACGTCGATGCCGGTCACCAGGGCTCCCAGTGGGACGTGGAGTCGCGGCGCAAGCTGGACATGCCATGAAGATCACCGACATCGAGGGCCGCTTCATCAGGCTCGGAGACAGACACCCGGAAGGTGGCCGTCCCATCGAAACTGTCGAGGGCATGGCCGACGCCCACGCGGTCGGTTTTAGCTGCCCCGTGTGCCGTGGCGGTGATGCTGCCCACGAGATCATGATCGCTTTCGAGGGGCGCCTGACCAAGCAGGATGGCCTGGGCAACACGTGGCTGGTCTCTGGGACGTCGCTCGATGACCTGACGCTCAGCCCTTCCATCCAAGTCCGCTCTGCGCCTTGCCAGTGGCACGGGTTCGTGCGCAACGGCGCGACGGTGGATGCGTGACCATCCTGCGCGCCGCCGCCCACGCCACCACATGGGGCCTGGCCCTGACCGCCAGACTGCTCGACGCGGTGCGCCTCGAGATCGAGTACCGGCTCGACGGCCGCGAGCGCGTAGCGCCCGGTCCGCTGCGACGGTCGGACGACGAGCAGCCATTCGTGCATGGGGGACGACGATGATGACCACGATCGCACTCAAGGCCCGGCTCGCCGAGTTGGGCTACTGGGATGGGCTGCTGGGCGATCCATCCTATGGACCCAAGACCCGCCAGGCGGTCGCGCGCTTCCAGGCGCAGCACCTAGGCCCGGCCCGCGCGCCGCTGCGCGTGACCGGCCAGGTCGACGTCGGCACCGAGTGGGCGTTGGCGAACCCGACGGGCCCGGCCCAGCGCTCGTACCTGCCGAGCAACCAGATCCCCGCGGGCATCGGGCCCCAGCGCAGGCGCATCCTCGAGGTCGCGCTCGAGCAGCACGGGATCGCGGAGCGGCCCCCGGGCTCCAACCGCGGGCAGGTCCCCAACGGCGGGGTCGACAAGTTCCTGCCCAGCTGGGCGATCACCGAGCCCGGCCCGGCCTGGTGTTGCTTCTTCGTATCCTGGGTGTGCAAGGAGGCGCTCGGCCGCTACCCGCTCGGCCGCGTGCAGGGCAGCTGCACCAAGGCCTGGAGTGCGGCGCTCGGCCTGGGCATCGCACAGCCGAAGACAGAGGCGGCGCGGCCGCGCCCCGGCGATGCCTTCCTGATCGCCCATGGCGCCGACATGGCCCATATCGGCTTCGTGTACCGGGTGGCTGCCGACGGCAGCGCGATCAACACCGTCGAGGGCAACTGCGGCAACCGCGTGAAGGTGGGAAAGCGCTCGCTGCTTGACGCCTCGATCGCCGGATGGATCGACATGGTGCCCGACGAGTTGGAGCGCGGCGAGCTCGGCCTGGTCGAGGCTGGCGAAGTCGGCCGGGACGCGACCCGGTGAGCAACGCGCAGCAGCTGCTCGAGCGGCACCGGGAGCACGCGCTCCACGCCATCGCGGAGCGGTTCGAGGAAATCCTGCGGCTGGCTGGGTTCGACGTGAAGGACCAGGACGAGGCAAAGGCCGTGCTGCGCGACCTGATCGGGGAGCCGCTTCGGACCTACGGCGACGCCTGTGCCCACGTCCCCTTCGACGTCGACACCGCTGAGATTCCAATCCAGCCGCCCGAGCGCACGCCGAGCGGTACATGGCTCGGCCCCGACGAAGACACCCAACCGATCGGCTTGCACAACAGGACGACCGAATGAGCGACAGCACCAAAGACCCTCGACACATCCAAAACCGTGGCCCGAGCATCAGCCCTCCGGGGGCGATTCGGCTCGACCCCGATGGCGTGATCAAGATCAAGGCGACCCTGCGCAAGCTCGTCTGGTCTGCCGCATCGGCGATTGCGCTGCTACTGGGAGGCGCGCGCATCTACTACACCGAGGTCCTTCCTCGGTTTGATGACGCGGTGTCTGCAAAGGCGCTGGCTCAGGCGGCGAGCGACAAGGTGGACAAGCAGTCCGGGAAGCTCGATGTGCTCAACACCCGCACAGCTCATCTGATGCGCGAGGTAGATGCCGCGTCCCGTGACCGCGACTACGTGCGTGCACGCATCGACTTCCTGGTCGAGCAGACCGTGATCGAGGCGCGCCGCAGACCGGCCGGACGGCAGGTCGTCGTCGAAGCCGCGCAGCGCGCGCAAGCCAACAACGCGACCAGTCCAGCCGCGACCCGCGCCCTGGCCGGGCTCGCCGAAGATGAACCCGAGGAGTAACCCCCATGGACATGCAGACCCTCAAAGACGTGTTCGCCCTGCTCGGTCTCTTCTACGCGGCGCTGTCGGCCGCCGAGCCCATCCTGACCGCGATCGCGAAGCGCACCGCAACCACGGTCGATGACGAAGCGGTGGGCTTCCTCCACACCGCGCTCGTGTTCGTGCGTCAGTACGGCCCCAACTTCAACGGCAAGCCGAAGACCTGATCATGCCGCGCCGCCCGCCACCCGCGCATGAGATGCAGCCGCGAGGGTCGGCGCACGACATGCAGCCGCGCGCATGCGCGCATGAGATGCAGCCGCGCGGCAACCCACATGAACTACCCGACTCGCTGCCGAACGAGGGCTGGTTCCTGTTCTACGGCTACGACGCCAACGGCCTGCCGAACCTGCTGACCTACACCCCGGTCGGCGGCACGCCTGGGTACCTGACCTACAAGCCCGAGCCCTGAGCACACACCCGATGGCCAACAAGAACACGCATCCTACTGCCGCCGCAGCGCCGGTCGCGCCGCACTTCGGTGGCGACCCGGCCATCGTCGGGCAAGAGACGCGCGTCCTCATGCTCGGTCCGGACGTCGCGCGCTTCGACTTCCACACCTACCCGGCCACGCCCGAGGGTGCGGTCACGCTCGACGCGGCGGCCATCGGCGGGTACTGCTTCGTGCTCCGCGCGGGCGTGGATGTGAGCGAGGTCTGGAAGTTCGAAGGCACGCCCGGACAGAACACCGGGTGGGTGCAGATGGGCACCGGCGGCGGCGGCGGCGGCGCGGTCTCCAGCGTGTTCACGCGCACCGGCGCCGTTGCTGCGGCGCTGGGCGACTACCTGGCGAGCCAGGTCGAGAACGACTCCAGCGTGGGCGGCGCCACGGTCGCGGCCGCGCTCGACCTGCTGGCGACTGCGGTCTCGGCGAAGGCGCCGGTCATCACCACCGACCCCGGCATCAAGAACGCTGCGGCCAGCCCGGTCGCGGTCATCGCCAACAGGCGCTATCGCACGGACGGCTCGCAGAACGTCACGTACTTGTTCCCGGCGAATCCTTCGGACGGTCAGATTGAGATCGTCACCTACGAGATCCTGCTGGGCTTCGGCGGCGTCACGACCATCGACTTCAACGGCAAGCTGCTGTTCGGCGTTTACCCGGTCGTTCCGATAAACGTGGTCACTGCGCACCAGCTCATCGCCGCGCTGGTGTTCTGCTTCGACGCCGACGCAGGTTACTGGCAGGTGCAGTCGAGCCCGCTTGAGTTCGAGATGTCCTCGGCCCAGCCGTCTTCGATCTACATCATCGACGACAACGGCAACGCCTTCTTCACCCAGGTGGCCCCGGGCGCCATCGTTGGCCAGCTGCTCAGTTCGAACTATGTGAAGGGCTCGGCATTCCTGCCCGAGTTCAACCTGCCCTGGGCCGACACGAGCGCGGACGACGTGACGGACACGCCGCTCGGGCTGAACCGCACCACACTGTACACCGCGGACGGCACCGGGACGGGTGACCTCCAGACCCCGCTGCTGCCCATTCCGGACAACTCCGAGTTCGCGGTCAAGCAGCTCCCGAGCAGCACGGCGTCCATCGAGATCGTCGCGATGGACGGCTACACCATCGAGGATGACGACGGCAACCTCGTCAGCTCGTTCGTCATCCCGTACGACGCCACGAACCCGACGCGTCGGTGGAAGTCGAACGGCTCCAACAAGTGGCTGCGGGTGGACAAGCCCGAGGCGGCCGCGAGCGACACGCGGCCATGGACCTCCCTCGTGCAGCTGTACGCAGGCGACAGCGGAGCCACGCTGGCATTCGGCACGCTGACCGTCTTGAATCTGGTGTCGGGCGACGTGGACATGTTCCTGCCCAGCATCGTGAACGACGCGGTGCCGATCGGTAAGCAGGTGTTCGTGAACGTGCAGCCGGCGGCGCCGCCCAATCGCGGCATCGTGCGGCGCGCCGGCAACGACTTCCTGCTGAACGGCGGTCTGAATCTCGGCACGGAGCTGGTGTGGGTCGATGCCACGTACAGCTTCACGTGCGCGGGCGTGGTAGCTCCTGGCGTCGGTGTCTGGCTCGTGCAGCAGATGAGCGGCGAGCGCAGCGATGAGCAGATCATCGTCACCGGGATCTGCGCGTCCTCGCCGCTTCCATCCTTCAGCGTCACCGGCACCGGCCCAGACCGCACGTTCACCGCGGACGCTGACGGCCAGCTGGTGGTCGATGGGACCGCGCTCGGGCAGACGCAAACCGCGCACGGTTCGATCTTCCTATTCGGCCAGGTGGACGGCTCGCACAACGGGCTAATGAGCATCCTGAGCGGCGGCGGTCCTACGTCACGCTTTGTCCTGCGTCAGCACCCGTTCATGAACCGATACGGCCAGTCCGTGGGCGGCAAGGTCGTGGTGGTGCACTGGGTGGGGCACGCGGAGCACGGCTCCATCTTCGCGGCATCAACGGGCGTCAGCGACCCGACGAATGACATGCTGTGGACGCGCGCTGGTGGCGCGGCCTCTGGCATCGCCGCGCACAACGCCGACGCGGCCGCGCACGACACCGTGGGCCTGGCGGCCGAGCCGACACCGACGTCCGGGATGCTGCTGCGCATCCATGACGCGATCACGGGCATCGCCAAGAAGATGACGCTGGCGGTCCTGAACGCCTTCCTCGACCACGGCACGCTTGCCGGCCTGGGCGACGACGACCACACGATCTATCCGCTGGCGGACGGCACTCGCGGCTTCAGCGGCCCGGTCGTGGTCGGCACTCCCGTGCTCGGTCCGCACGCGACCAACAAGGATTACGTCGATTCGGTCGTGCAGGGCGTCGAGTGGCAGGACAGCGTGCTCGACCGCGACTTGACGGTGCCGCCTGTCGTGATTGCGGACCGCTACCTGGTGCCTGCGGTGGGCGCGACCGGCGCATGGGCGGCGCAGGGCAACAAGATTGCTGACGGGCGCACCGGCGCCTGGGTGTTCACCACTCCCACGATCGGCATGACGGTCGCGGTGGACGACGAGCTGCGCAGCGTTCGCTGGAGCGGCTCGGCCTGGACGTTCCTCGAATCGTTCCTGTCGCACCAGGCGCTGGTCGGCGCCGGCACCAACACGCACGCGCAGATCGACACCCACCTGGGCATCACGGCCGGCAACCCGCACGGCACATCGGCGAACCAAGTCCCGTTCGCGGCCAATGGCGACATCACGTCGACGGACGTGCAGTCGGCGATCGTTGAGGTCCGCGATGACACCGATGTCAAGGTCGGGCTGCGCCAGCTCACCAGCCAGAAGGACCAGGCGAGCGGCTACGCGGGTCTGGATGGCTCTAGCAAGCTCAACGGGGCGCAGCAGAAGTATGGCACCAGCGCGAACACGGCGGTCGAGGGAAACGATGCTCGCGTAGTCGGCGCAATGACGCACCCGCAGGTGATGGCCAGGAGCTTCATCCTGTGCTGATCCTGGAGAACGGCGACTCTCTGCGCGCCATCGTGACCGGCACGACCGTGCATGTGGTGGCCTGCTATGCAGACGAGGACGCCACTACCTTCGTGCCCGGAGCCCACGACGCAGCACTGGCAGTCGGGACGGCGGACGTCGTAGCAACACCCGCGGCCGGCTATCGGCTTGTGAAGTTCATCAACATCCGGAACCCGCACGCAACGACGCCAGCGGGCGTGACGGTGGACCGCTACGATGGCGCAGCCAAGGTGCTGTGGTCCGGTCGACTCGAACCTGGCGAGTCTGTGGTGTTCGACGGGCACCAGTGGCAGTGGATAAACGCCTCTGGGCAGCCGGTGGCCGGGTCTCGGCGGGTGGATGTACAGAGCTTCCTCACGGCCGGGTCGTTCAAGTGGGTGCGGCCCACCGACTTCGAGCCCACCATGGTTCGGGTCATCACCTACGCGGGCGGTGGCGGTGGCGGCGGCGGCGCGTCGCAGACCGGCGGCGTAGTCCGGACCGGCGGTGCGGGTGCCGGCGGCGGCGCGCGCAACGAAGCGTTGATGCTCGCCAACATGGTGGGCCCTGTTGAGCCTGTGATCGTAGGTCGTGGTGGTACGGGCGGTGTGGGCGGCACGACGGGTGCCGACGGCAACCCCGGTGCCGTGGGTCAGGCGAGCAGCTTCGGGGTCGGATTTCATGGCGTCGGATCGCAGGGCGGCGGTGGTGGCGCGGGCGGCGATAACGCGGCTTCCACGGGCGGCGGCGGCGGCGGCGGCGGGCTGATCGGCTCAGGTACGTCCGGCGCCCAGGGCGCCGCCGGTGCCGGAGGTGTGCCGGGAACACCCGCGTCCCCCAACGCAGGCTGCGGCGCAGACAGCGCGGCCTCGGCCGCGGCGCGCCCCACAGCGGAGTACGGTGGTGGTGGCGGCGCTGGCAACACCAACACCCCGACACACAGCACCGGTGGTGCCAGCCTGTACGGCGGCTGCGGCGGCGGGCATGGTGGCAGTGCTGATATCAACCCCAACGTGGTGGCCGCCACGGACGGTGGCTCGCACACGCCTGGTGGTGGCGGCGGCGGCGGCGCAGGCACGTCGAGCGGCACGCCGGGGCTCGGCAACGACGGAACGAACGGCACCATGGCTGTCGGAGGACTGGGCGGCGGCGGTGGCGGCGGCACTGTCACGGCCGGCGTGTCGGGCCGCAAGGGCGGCGCAGGCGGTACACACGGCGGCGGTGGTGGCGGCGGCGGTGTTGGTGAAGGCGCTGGCGTCGGTGGCGACGGTGGCGATGGCGGTGTCGGCGCGGTTTACGTGATTTGCTGGTAGGAGAAATATGCTGATCCTCGACGGTGCGGCAGACATCATTCGGGTCGGAACCACCAGCGTCAACGACGTGGACGCGGTGGCGTCGTGGGCCGATCAAACCACAACGCTCTTCACGCCCGGAAGCTCCGAGGCTTCTATCACCGCCAACCCCACGACCCTCGTGGCGGCGCCTGCGGGCGGCGCGCAGCGTGTGATCAAGTTCATGAGCTTTCGCAACGTGCACGCGAGCACGCCGAAGCCCATCACGATCGAATACTACGACGGCAGCAACGCCCGCGAGCTGTGGAAGGGCACGCTCGCAGCTGGCGAAGCGGTGATCTTCGCAGGCAACACCTGGGTCCGGCTGGGCTCGACTGGGGCTCAGGTCATCGGCACGCGGCAAGCGCCGATCGATATCAAGGTCTACCTCACGCCCGGCGCGGACACCTGGTACAAGCCGACCGACTTCACACCCAGTCAGACGTTGGTGGTGGCATATGGCGGCGGCGGCGGCGGTGGCGGCGGCGCCAGCCAGACGGGCAACGTGGCCCGCTCTGGTGGTTCGGGTGGTGGCGGCGCGCCGCGCGCTGAGCGGCTGCACAAAACCTCGGACCTGGGGGCCTCGGAAGCGATAGTCGTAGCTGCCGGCGGCTCTGTTGGCGCTGCGGGCACCAGCGGCAACGACGGCGGCAGCGGTGGTGTCGGTGGCGACTCGACGTTCGGTGCCGCGTTCACACTGCTGACGTCCTACGGCGGTGGCGGCGGCATGGGCGGCGACAACGCCTCCAGCAACGGCGCTGGCGGCGCGGGCGGCGGTCTGGCTGCGGCGGGCGGCACCGGGACCATCCTGGCTGCGACGGGCGGTGGTCCAGGCACCCCCAGCGCTCCCAACGGCGGCTGTGGAGCCAACAGTCTCGCGGCCGCATCAACGCCGGTGACCGCCGAGAACGGCGGCGGCGCAGGCGCTGGTCACGGCACGGGCGGCGTCAACGCCAACAACGCAGGCTCCTCTCTGCGGGGAGGCTGTGGCGGCGGCGTAGGTGGTGGTTCGACCGCCCTCGCGGCGGTTACGCAGCCGTGCGCAGGCGGGCAGATTTCCGGTGGACAGGGCGCGGCTGGTACGAGCGGCGTGACACCCACCGCAGGCCAACCCGGTGCGTCCGGCACGATGCATCGCGGCGGCCCAGGCGGCGGTGGTGGTGGTTCGAGCACGACCGCCAACACGGCCGGCAAAGAAGGCGGCACGGGTGGGTCACACGGCGGTGGCGGCGGCGGCGGCGGCTCCGGTACCAACACGGCCAGCGGTGGCGCCGGCGGTCTCGGTGGTGACGGCGCGATCTACGTGATCAGCTGGTAGACAAGATGGGAGCGATGCACCGATGACCACCTTTCAACTTGAGGATCCCGGCGTCTACGTCGAAGGCTCCGACTGGCTCCCGCTCGAGTGGCAGTTCACGCTCGGAAAAACGCCGTACAAATGGGCGAGCGTCGGCGGCGCTGCAGCGGTCTGCAAGATCGTGAACGCCGAAACCGGCGCTTTGATCCTCGACGATGCCGGGACGGTGACCGTGTTCGATGACGGGCGGCTGAGCCTGGACGTCGATGACACCGTGCTCGCGCCCGCGCTTATCGCAGGCAGCTACTGGCGTCGCTACAAGGTCACGCTCAGCGGCGGCGAAGTTTGGAACTCGCCGCGCATCTACTTCACGGTGCAGCCCGACATCCCCGACTGAGACTTCCCGGCCGCGTCTTTTGCCAGCGCGTCCGGATTCCTGCCCCTTCGTTCCTGTCTCCCCTCCAGCCGGTGGGGTCGCCTTTCGGGGCGGCCTCACCGGCCTTTTTTCGTTCCGTCAGGCCGGCTCGAAGGCCTTGAAGGCCTCGCTGGCCTCGCGCGGGTTGTTGATCTTCTTGATGACCCGGAACGGCCCGACGACGTAGAAGCCTTCGAACTCCAGGCGCTCGAGGCCGCTGGCCACCGGCTCGAGCTCGAAGAAGCGATACTTCCCCTCGCCGCCCGACAGCACCGCGATGCGGCTCCACTCGTCGACCTCGGCCACGACGGCCCGCCCGCTCTTCTCGAGCACCTTGGAGTCCGGGACCCTCACGCGGAAGCTCGTGCCGTACTCGTTGCCCGCGCGGTAGGTGAGCTTCCGCCCCTTGGGCTTGGGCCCGCGGCGCGACAGCTCGAAGGCGTCGACGGCCTCGGGCGACAGGTAGTGCCGGTTCGCCTTGATCCACGAGGGCAGCCGCTGGGCCTTGATGGCCTGCTGGACCGCGCTGACGTGCACGCCCAGGCGCTCGGCCGCTTCGACCATGGTGAGGGTGTGCCGGTCGGCTACGGCCTGCACGTCGAGCTTCCGCTGCGCCAGGCTCTTGCGCAGGAGCAGGTCCTGCAGCACCTGGTAGAGCGGCTGCGCGAGGGTCTCCTTCGTGACCACGCCGCGCCCGGGCAGGAAGCCCGGAGAGAGGAGCGGGTTGGCATCCGAGTAGAGCAGGGCGATCAGGTCGTCCTCGGTGACTCGCTTGTCCTCGGCTGCTTTGGTTGCGCGCTTGAAGAACTCGGCCAGCGCGCCGGTGGGTCGCTCGAACTCGATTCGATGCCCGCTGAGTGTCAGGTGTTCCATGGTGTTGCTCCGGTGCGTTGGGGTCAGGGAAAGGAAGGAAGCGGCCCCCCGAAGGGGGCCGCCTCACCTCAGAGGATCTCCGCTACGTTGAGGTAGCGGATGAAGATGGCTTCCTGGCGGAAGGCCACCTTCGCGTAGGCGGCAACCTCGGCAACGAGGGCGCCCTGGGTGATCGAGCGGACGGCGATGCCGTACACCCGGGTGTTGTCGCGGTAGACGCGACCCGCATCGGCCCAAGAGCCGACCGCGGTGTTGGGGTAGAGGGTGATGCCACCGAAGCGGTCGATGACGAACGCTTCGAAGGCCGCGTGATCCTCCGCCGAAAAGGCGGACCCGTCGTTGTCAGCGACCGGGATAAGGACCATCAGTTCGAACATGGCTGGTTTCCTTCCGTAGAGGCTCCCCGGGTCCGCCGGGTCGGTGTCAGCAGCCGCCAACAAGAAGAACCTACCCCAGCCTGCGGCCCCGGTCAACAGTTATTTCTGTTCCTATGTCGTTTTTCTTCGAGGTGGGCCGGGCCTCCGGGCGCAGCCGCTTTCCGCCGGCCATCGCGTTGAACTTGGCCAGCAAGTCGGGCCGCAGGAACTCCAGGTGCAGGTTGCCGTTCCCGCACGCGCGGAAGCCGAACAGGTCGGTCGCACCGCGCCCGTCCGCCGGTGCCCCCTTTATGGCCGTGGACAGCAGGGAGTAGTAGCCCTTGGAGATCTGGCCGCGCCCGTCGATGGCCGAGAACACGTTCTCCAGCGCAGTGAGCTTCGCCTCGGCGTGATAGTGGGGCTGGAACCCGCCGCCGCTCCACTTGCGCTCGACGGTGTAGCCGACGATCGCCCGGCGCCCGACCTCGAGCTGGGTGTTGGTCTTCAGCTTGCTGTGCGGCGGCCGGAGCCACTCGAATACCTCGTTGACCGCCTCGGCCAGCATCTCGGGAAGCTGGCTGAGCATGCCCGTCGCCATTGCCTGGACGTTGTCGACCGTGAGCTCGGGCAGCTCGTCGCGCTCGAGCTTCTTCTCCATCTCGGCCCAGGCCCGGACGCTCATCATGCGACGCAGCTCGAGCCGGTCGACGATGGCGCGCCAGGCCTGGCGCTCGACGGCTTTGAGCGAGGCCTCGGCCTCGTTCCAGCGGCCGTAGTGGTGGCTGCCCCCGTCGGTGGTGACGCGGATCCCCTTGTAGCTCTCGTTGCCCATGGTGAAGGCGTCGTTCAGCCGCTGCTCGGCGGCCTCGACCGAGGCGAAGGCCGCCCGGATGTCGGCCGCGGCGGCCTGGTAGACGCCCACCAGCGCGGCAATCGTCGCGCGGTGGGCGAGTCCCTGGTGCTCGTCCATCACGCCACCTGAGCCACGGCGCGGGCCGCCTTGAAGGCCTCGCGGGCGGCCTTCTCCATCTGCCAGTCGAAGTCGACGCCGCCATAGAAGTTGACGTGAAAGTAGTCGGTCATGGAGTCCGAGCCGTCGAAGTTGTAGGCGTCGATCAGCGCCTTGAGCTGGTCGCGGAGCGCCTTGGCTTCGGCGGTGTGCATATCGAGGCGTTCGGGGAAGACGTGCGGGGTGTCGAGGTCGTGCGCCAGGCGCGCGGGGTTCATGACCTGCATGCCCGGGACGGCCTGGATGACGGCGCGCAGCGAGCAGCCGCCGGCGTAGCGCGAGACCCGCACCGAGACCTTGAGGCCCTTGGGCAGCTCGCCGGACTTCACGCCGGCCTTGATCTCGGCGCGCACGAGCTTCGCGATCTCCGCGACGTCGAGGTCCCGGTTGTACTTGTTGCCGTAGGAGATGCTGTAGTCGGTGGTCATTGGGTTCTTCCTTCTTGGAGGCTTCGGGGTTCGTCCCCGTCCGATAAGAAGAACCTAGCGCACCCGATCCCGGGTGTCAACAGATAAAACTGTTTTGGTTTGTCCCCCGTGTCGATTTCTCACCGCAGCTCGCCATGCACGCGCAGAAACTCGGTCAGCAGGTCGACCTGCTTCCGATAGATGCTGGCTTCCAACTGGCCCCACGAGTCGGTCGATACGGGGAGGCGGCGCGCATGCAGGTCATCGTGGCACCGGCGGCACACCGGTACGATCCTGGTGTCGTCGGTGGTCTGGCCCATCCCCTTCGGGCCGTAGTGGTGTGGATCGTCCGCGGGCAGCGCGCAGAACATGCAACGCTGCGCTTTCACCCAGCGCCGGTACTCGTCGAACCTCAGCGGTTCGCGCTCGTTGCGCGCTCGAGCTGCCTTGGGGCGCCGGGCTTTCGGCGCAGCTCGCGGTGGGGGCTGGGCTTCCGCTCGCGCCCGGCGCACGTCGCGGCCGGACACCCCGTCGCTCGTCCGACCGTTCACTGTGACCACGTAGCGCGCGGTCCTGCCGTGCATCGCTCCGCTGACCACCTCGCCGGGCACCCAGCGCCCCAAGCTGCCCCCGAGCTTCACCTCTACCTCGGTGCCGGCGGGGAAGATCATCCGCAGAGCCTGGCCGCCGCCCGCATGCCCGCGTTGCCGCCCTCGACGAGCATGAGGGTCCGCAGCTTGGCCGCGGCGTTCCGGACACCGCCCGAACTCGCCGCGTAGTTGTTCGCCTCGGCCGCCTGGGCGAGCGGCACCTCCTCCGGATAGGCATCGACAACGACCCGCAGGATCTCCCGCTCTGCCTTGCCCAGCTGGCGGTACCAGTGCTCGGCGAGCTCGGCGCCCTCCGGTAGGGGCTCCCAGTGGCCGAGTGCCTCCAGGCCCGCGTCGGACGCCATCATCTGGTCGTTGCCGCCCGTGACGTAGCCCATGGTGCGCAGCTGCGCCGCCGCGTTGCGCATGCCCCCGCTCTTGCTGCTGTAGCCGCCGATCATCGCCGCCTGGGTGAGAGACAGCGGGCCGTGCTGGGCGAGGGCTATCAGGATCGTGCGCTCGGCCTTCCCCATCTTCTCACCGTCCGATCCGGAGGGCATGTGGAGCGGCCGGGACCGCGGCGCAGGCGACGGCCGCGGCGCAGGCGCGGGACGCGCGCTCTGCGCCGGCGCTCGAGCCGTTGCGATGTGCCGGACCAGCTCTGCTGCGCCGCGCACGGCTTCGGCCGCCGCCTCCGCGGCGGTCTCGACCGTCTGGGCTGCCTTCTGCAGGGCCCCGAGCTCGCCGGACAGGAAGACCGGAACCTCGGTCCAGTGCTCGGTCGCGATAGGCTCCGGCGCCGGCGCGGCCTTCAACGCGGCGATGTCGCGCTCGAGCTGCGCGACTGCGCGCTCGAGGCGCAGGATCTCGCGCCGCAGGGCCACGGGGTCGTCGGCCGCGGCCTTGGCCTCGACGTCCGCCAGGGCGCCGCGGAGCTCCTCCATGTCGACCGGGGCCAGCGTGCGGGCCTGGTGGCGCTTGCCGATCTCTGGTGTGGCGCTCGCGTCGAAGGTCTGCTTCTTGGCGATCTGCACCTTCTCGAAGGTCCCCAGCCACTGGGGTGACCAGAGGTACATGGTGCCCACCGGCAGGCTCGCGAGCGCGCGCGTGTCGAGCTGCTCGCCCTCGGCGTTCTCGACCACCCAGGCGTCGATGGCCTTCCGCTCGTGCGAGCCCGATAGCTGCCCGATGAACAGGCACTCGACCTGGTTGAGCACCTCCTTGTTGACCGACTGCGGCCGCTGGGTGATCAGCGTGGTGCCCAGGCCGTAGTTGCGGCCGAGCCGGACCAGATCCTCGATGGCCCCGAGCATGCGCTCCTCGCCCTGGGCTTGCTGGGGCGCGAAGAGCTGCGCCTCCTCGAGCACGACGTGCACCGGGCTGCGGACGCCCTTTGCCAGCTCGAAGAGCCGCTCGGCGAAGTCGGCCACGAAGCGCTTGCGCTCGCTCTTCCGGAAGCTTGAGACGTCCAGGACCGCCGACAGCATGCGCCCCATGACGAGTTCGGCGACGGCGCGGCCGCTGTCCTGGCTCAGCGGCATGTCACCGTGCAGGCCGCCCAGCACCGGGATCGGGAGGCCGGGCCGCTTGCCATCGGCCGCCAAGCGCAGGCCGTACCAGTTGCCCACCGGGTCGAGGACGACGACCGGCGCGCCGGCGCCGAGCAGCTCCTCGACGAGCTTTCCGGCTGCGTAGGTCTTGCCCGCGCCCTTGCGAGCGATGAACGCCAGCGTCTGGGTGACCGCGTCGAGGGGTAGGGCGCGGGTCTTCGTGATCTTCAGGTCAGCCATCGTTGTCTCCGTCATTCAGGTTTCCATCGAGCGGCGCCGCGAATACCGGCGCTTCCCGGTGGCATTGGCGATGCGGTCGGACAGCACGCCGATCTCGTCGGCCCAGTCGGCTATCAGCTGCTGCTTGGCCTCGTCGGCCTTGCGCGCCTCAGCGACCGCGGTCTCCGCATCCTTGCGGGCCGCGCGCTTGGTCCGGTCCTTCGTCCGGCGCTCCTCGGCGCAGGCTTCATCGAGCTGCCTCCGCAACGCGGTCAGCTCCTTGCGCGCGTTCTGCACAGATTCGAAATCGCGCGCAATGCGTGCCAGCGCGTCATACGGGTCGAGCTCGGCGCCGCACTTCTGGCACTGGAGCTTCTTGTTCTGCCGATCGACGGTCCAGCCGTGCTGGTAGTGAAACAGGCAGTCAGGCGTGCGCGGCGCAGTTGCCGGCTCCGGATCGCCGATGGGCTTCCCGGTGAACAGGCTGAACACCATGGGGCCGTCTTCGTCGTCGGGTGGATTGGGGTCAGCCACGGCGCGACTCCTCGACGAGCTGGTCGCGCAGGGCCTCGAGGTCGGCGAGCGGATCCTCTCCTGGGGCGTTGGACCCGGGCACGTACAGGGCGCGCGAGGCCTCGAACACGGCGTCGAGGGTCGGAGGCCAGGGCGGCCGGGCCGGCGGCGGCGCAGCTGCTCGAGCGGCTTCGCGGGCAGCATGGCGCGCCCGGATGTTCCGGTCGAGCTCGGCGGCCAGCTCGGCTCGGCGCCGGACCTTGCGTGCCCCGAGCTTGCGAGCGTTGCGGCTGGCCTTACCCATGGCGCCCCTTGTCACGCGCCTGCGCGCGCTCGGCGGCCGTGTGGTAGCAGGTGCCGTATCGCCGTTCTCGGTACACGCTTCGATAGCAGATCGGGCACTGTTCTTCCCCGTCGCTGATCCAAGGGTCAGCGATGAAGAAAAGCAGCAAAATGCAGCCCCAGCCGATGGCTATCTTGATCAGGCAGTCGACCCAACCGCCTGGCTCAACCACGGCCACCCCCGAGCGGTCGCTCGAGCCCGTGCTGCTCGAAGAGGTCGTCGATGGCGGCGGCCACGTCCGCGGTCAGGTCGCGCCAGCCATCGTCGGTCAGCTTCGAGCCGCCCAGGTCCGACACCACCTGCGCGATCCGGCCCCTCGTTTCCCTCAGGACCCGAGCCCGGTTCCAGCGCTCCTCGGCGCCGCTCTCGCTCCAGGCCTTCCGCTCCGCGGCGTACCGCTTGCAGTCGTCGCAGGCGCAGTCGCTCCAAGGGCCGCGGCAGCCGGGGCCCATGAAAGCGATCGGCGGGTGGTCGGGATGGCGGGAGTCCGCGCCCGCGCCGAGCACGAGAAGAGTGGGCTCAGCCATGTCCCACCCACCCAGCCGCTCGAAGCGCGGCCTGCAGGCGGCACCAGCGACGGCGCGCGGCTTCGATGCTCCGGTCGTGCCCGGCGTCCATCGTGACCCCGCAGCTCCAGCAGGACACGGTAGCGGGCGTGTCGTGGAAGCCGCCGGTGTACGGGCGTTCGTTTGCGACGCCGCCGCAAGCGCAGGGCTCGGTCATATGGCGCCCCCGAGCGTCCGGAGCTGGGCGTCACCCCGAAGGTAGAGCGGGTGTCCGGGGTGCCCGTTCTTCGTGACGTGCCAGGCCTGCCACCGCCCGGACAGCGCGCGGACCTGGGCGATACCCGTTCGGAGTGACTTCCATTTTGGTGGTCCCCATCCGGCGACCAGCGGCAGGTCGAGCGGCGCGGTGCCTCGGACGAACCGCTCGACCACCTCGAGGTTGAGCGGCCCGACCACATCCTCGCCACGCTGGACCGCCTCGAGCATCTCGCGCGGGTCGGTGGCCCGGAAGGCGAACGGGTTGATCAGCACCAGGGCACCGAAGCCGTCGCGGTGCGCGAAGCCGATGGCCTTGCGCACCGTCGGGTCGTCGAGGTCGTGGCGCGCGCAGCTGGGGTTGTGAAGGCACGCCACCAGCGGATCCGCGTCGCTCCAGCGCCGGCCGAGCGCGTAGCGGAAGCGACCGCATCGCGAGAAGGCGGCCCACGACTCGCCGTCGCCCGGGATGCTCAGGTCGAGCCCGTCGAGCACGCGCCGCTCGTCGTTCCGAAAACGAGGAAGCGGGAACCCGGGTAGGAAGCTCACCGGCGCCCCTCGCTTTCGGGCTCACCGGCCGCTTGGACACACTCGTTGCCACACCGATACGAGTTGTCTCTATTTCTCTGGTGGAGGCGGCGGGAGTCGAACCCTGGTCCGTTTCGGGATCCTGACGAAAACAGAGGAAACCTTGCCTTATGTCCAGTGCCAGTTTTCATGTGTTTTCCTGTGGGTCGGGGGTACCCGTGCGAAGTCCGGACACACCGGAGTGTCCGGCTGCCGCGATCCGCAAACGGTCGTACACGGCCACAACCTCCGTCCGCTTCTCGCCGTTCGGATAGGCCTCATATCGGTACACATCCAGTGCCGAGACTCCGGCCTCGAGCGCGACGTCTTTGTGGGTCAGGCCAGCGCCCTCCCGGAGCTCGCGCAGCTCGGCCGAGGCGGCGCTCTGCAGGTGCACCTGCTCGGGCGGTGGCGGCGCCTTCCAGTCCACCCGGAGCACCTCGTTGCACAGGGTCTGCCATTCGATGGTGGTGTAGGCGTCGAGCACCACGTCCGCGACCGCCCGGTGGGTCAGCTTGCGCACGATGGCCTGGTCGATCGCCTGGTTGCGGTTGGCGCTGATCAGGGTCCGGCGCGCGTCGTGGATGCGGCGGTGCCTGAGCCCGGCGGCGGGCAGGTCCCAGCGCTGCCACTGCTTGTAGATCTCGTTGTGGCTGATATCGACCTTGCCCTGGGCCAGGCGCAGCTCGCTGATAGTCGGGAACATGAGGTCCTCCGCCGTCGGGGAGCGCCGGTGGTAGAGCGCCCACCCGGTGTCCACCCACCAGTCAAGCCAGCGCTGCAGGTCGGGGTGCACCGGCACGATCCGGACTTCCTTGCCCTTGTGGCGGCCCCGCTTGGCGGCGATGTGCTGCAGGCTGCGCAGGGGTGACGCCGTGCGGTTGTAGTCGCCGATCTTCAGCTTCAGCACCTCGACGGTCACGCGGCCGCCGGCCATGAACAGGGTCGCGTAGATCATCCGGCGGTAGGCCGGGATGGTGGTGCACCCCAGCAAGACGGGCAGCTCCGCAGGCGTAAAGACGGCGGTGGCGCGCCAGTTCGGATCGGCGTCCGCCGGCGGGGGCAGGTGCCCGCGCTTGGCGGTCAGGGCCGGCGGGATGGCCGGGACGAGCTCGTCCTCGAGGGCCTCGATCAGGATGGCGCGCAGGGTGTTGTGGATGTTGCGGATCGTGCGGCCGGCGAGCTTGCCTTCCTTCTCGAGCAGCTCGAAGGCGTTGCGGATCACCTTGAACCGCACGACCTCCACGAGGGGCATTTTCGGGAACATCGCCGCCAGGTGGTTGTCGACGTGCCCGCGCTCGTCTTTGTCGGCGCCCTTCACCCCGCGCTCGACGCGCCGGCGGATGACTTCGCGCGCGAAGGTCTCGAACAGGTGGGCCGAGGTCTTGCGGTCCCGGGGATGCACCCAGGTCCCGGCCTCCTGCTGACGCTTGGTCTGCACCGCGAAGTCGTGCGCCTCGCGCTTGCCCCCGCCCGGGCAGGGCTCGCGCACGCGCACGCCGCTCACCCGGTAGACGAGCCAGTAGCTCGGCTTGCGACCGGGCTTGTCCTTGTTGCGGTCGTAGACTGTGGGGAGCTTGACGTTCACGGCTTGCTCGGCGTCCGATCTCTCAGCCACGCCACCACCAGGTCGTACTCGAATCGGTTGTTGCGCTGGCTCAGCTTGTGGTGCGGGCAGCCTTGCGCGACGTAGTTCGAGATCGTGCGTCTGGTGACCCTGAGCCGGAGAGCGAGCTCTTCGGTGGTCATCCAGGGCTCGATTGCCTTTGCGGGTTCACTCATGGGGTGGGTCCTTTCTCGGCGATGGTCTCGGTCGCTGAACACTTCGGACACGTCAGAGGGTGCCGCTCGATGAACAGCGGTCCGAGATTCCACGTGCAGTTGTTGCCGGCGTGGTAGGTGTGCGCGACGCCCCATCTCCAGCGACGCGTCAGGGACATCCACAGCGCAGTCCGATTCTGGTCGTGCTCCCACCCGCGTTCCGGACGATGAAACTGGTAGCGGAGTTCCACCGCGAGGAACCCGCCGAACCAGAAGGAAAGCACCCGGCGCCACTTGCGCGCCGGCGCTCCTGGCCACGGTCGCGCGGGGAGGCGCTTGGTGATGGTGAGTTCGATCGTCATGGTGCGGCCTCGCCCTTCTCAAACTCGCCGCACCAGTCCGTCCGGACCGTTCGGACGGTGGGTAGCCGGCGCCTGCACGCGGTGACGACGCCTGCCTCGACGTACGTCTCCACGAAACCGAACCATCGGTGCCCCACCACCTGCTCGCGGCGGTAGTAGCTGTGGAAATACTTGCAGCTCCCACAGCAGTCGCCGGCCGCGCGCGTCATTTTGTCGACTCCAGTGGGACGCGTCGGCGCCCCCTTTGGTAGTCACGGTACGGGTCACGGCAGAACTTCCCGTCGCTGTCGACGGCGTGCACACGGTACTCGGGGATGTCGAGTCCAGCCGCGAGCTCCTGGCCCTCGTCGAGCAGCGTGGCGAGCTTGCGCTGCCACACTGGTGGCATCGACTGCAGGACTGACCGGGGCACCACCAGGTAGGCCGCATAGGTCAGCCCGAAGAACAGGTGAATCGCCTGGTCGTCCTCGGCGTACTTGTCGGCGATGACGTGGGGCGCGCGCAGTTCGTCGATCTTGGCCTGCAGCATGGCGCAGAAGTCGGCGTTCTCCGCGGCATCCTCATCCTCTTCGATGGCCCCTACGGCTACGAGCATGTCGGACGCGCGCAGCAGCCGGAGCCGGGCCTGCTCCAGGAGATGCACCGTGCTCGCGAGCACTCCCTCCGCATCACTCATCGCAGTACGCGCCTTCCTGCCGCATGGCATAGTCGCACTTCAGCTTGCGTCGCTCCGCCGGCTCGCCCGAGTCACACGCGCGCAAAACGAGGCACGCGAGCGCTGCGCACAGCGCGGCGAAGATCGCGAGCTTTAGGGCGCGGGCGGTCACGCGTCACCTTTCGAAGTGATGATGCCGCCCTCGAGCCGGATCGCCAGGTCCTGCAGCACCTTGGCGAGGTCCGACCGGTCGGTGTTGCCGACGTACGCAAGCTGGCTCTTGTCGCCGAACTCGAAGATCACGAACGCGAAGCCGAGTCGCTTGCCGCTGTTCCGCTCCTTCAGCAACAAGTCGAGCGCGGGCGCCAGCTCGCCGACGATGCCCTCGAGCTTCTTCCGCCTCTCCATCTCGTCAGCCATGGCGCACCTCCAACTTGGTGCCCATCTCGCGGGCCACCTGCTGCAGCGCCTGCAGCGCTCCACCGCAGCGCTCAGCGGGCGCGGTGCGATGCTGGTTCAGATTCGTCCACCGCGTGAACACTCGGTGCACGGCCTGCTCCCAGCGCCCGGCGATCTTGTTGTCGCCGCTCTGGTAGCTCGCGAGCTCGGCGATCAGGGGCCGCAGTGCCTCGTCGAAGCGCTTGGCCACATCGCAGGCAATCGGTGGGTCGTAGATGCACCCGGGCTTGGGCTGGACCCAGCCTCGGCACTGCGTGCACGCACACAGGCGCATGCCGGCTGTCACGTCCTCCGCGGCCCGCTCGTTAGCCATGGCGCACCTCCGGAAACTGCCGCACGCGCAGCGGCTCAGGGAACTCGGCCATGTCACCGCCCTTGCGGTTGATCGGGTGCCACTGGCGCTCGACGGTGCCGTCCTCGGTGATGCGCCCGGCAAACACGTTGGGACGATCGGCGCCGCCCCCGATCCGTTCCTCGTCGCGACCGCGATTCTCGACCACGGTGCGCCCGAGCTGCTTCACGAAGACCGCACAGCGGGTGTCCTCGCACTGGCGCACGATGTCGCGAATCCACTCGACGTTGCAGGGCCTTGCCCCGTTGCCGCTCTCACCGCCGCAGATGATCCAGTCGAGCTCCGCGGGGAAGTCGCTGTGGTTCACGAATCCGGGGGCCACAGCGCCGGGCTGTCCCTCACCGGTCCAGTACCCGCCCCGCAGCACGTCTACGCGGTGCTTGCCCGGCCATTGGATGTGGGTGAAGTCGATCGGACCGAGGAGTGGCTCGGCCGACACGAAGTGCACCGCCGCCGGGAGCTCGAGCAGAACCGGGATGCGCTTGTCGGCCTGCTCCTGGTTCTCGGCGCTCACGCCCAGCCAGACGTTGGGGAGGATATAGGGCAGCGACGACTCGCCCATCTCGTCGTCGAAGTGGTCGTACAGCTTGGCCGCCAGGGCGCCTGGCAACACCTCATCCGCCGCGCCGGCCGCCTTCATCAGGTCCCCGTCCCACCACTCGAAGAACTCCCGCGCCCGCTCCGGTCGCTTCGTGAGCACCTGGTGGGTGTGCTGCGGCGTCGCCGCCATCACTCCGAAGCACGCGGCGATCATCTCGAACGGCACCCAGTCACCGAACAGGTCGGTCATGTCGCACCAGAACCACTTCGTCGGGGTGCGGCGCCGCATCACCTCCGCCAGCCTATTCCCATCCAGGTAGGTCTCGACGTCCTGGCCGCGCTGCTCCTGGAACACCGGCATCCGGAACCGCGGCTGTGTCCTCGAGCTGTAGCAATTCTTGCAGCCCGGACTGATCTTCACGCAGTGGTGCCCGACGTTCTCGCCGATGCGCGCGCGGATCGGGTTGATGCTGCGGTCGGTCCACTCGATTGATGTCTTACCCATCCGCCGGCTCCTTCTTGGGCTTCCACTTCTCGTGCTCCTCCACCCGTTTCTCGAAGTCCCGGCGCACATCGTCGAGCTGGTCCGCCAGCAGCGACTTCTCGCGCGACTCGCGGCGCAGCTCACCGGCGCGCCAGCGCAGCTCCTCGACCCAGTCGGTCGTGATGTGCTCGATCTTGCCCATGTCACCCATGGGGCACCTCCGCCTGCGCGAGCGCCACCAGCGCGGCGGCGAGGTCCGCCCGAAGCTTTTCGGCCGCCTTGACGGCCCCGCTCTGGCTGATCATGGCGTCGTCTGGGACCACTGCGCGAACGAGTTCGAAGGTCAGCCGCTGCCACTCGCGCGACCCATCCTCAAGCTTGCCGACTTGGACGACCAGCGCCTCTATCCGCTGCCGCGCGGCGTCGAGTTCGTCGGCGTACTTCCGCGCCGCGTATCCGGCCAGGGCGCGCCCGAAGCTGACACCCTGCTGCCTGCAGGCTTCGACGTTCTGGTCGGCCACCGACTCGGCGCGCTGGCAGCGCCGGTTCAGCCGGGCGATGGTCTCTCGGGCCTGCTTGAGCTCGGCCTCGGCGGCTTCGGTTGCGCGCACCTTCGCGCACACACGGCGGTAGGCACGTGGCGACATGAACTTCTGTTCCATGTGAGTCGCGATCAGCTCGGCCCACATCTCGTCATCGGTGAAGTCGTCGGGGATGCCGATCATGGGCGGTCCCCGAGCCGCTCGAACTGGTAGAGCCAGCACCACACGTCCTTCGGCTTGCCCGGGTGCAGCGCCTCCCAGAAGTCATTGAACGTCGCGCCCGGGTAGTCGGGGTCATCGGCCGGGAGCGGAAAGCCCTCGCTGCGGATCTCCTCTGGGGTCAGGTCGCACGGCCGGCAGGGCTTGACCGAGCGCACTTCAGCCCGGCAGCGCGCGGCCCAGCGCGGCATGTGAATGCCGGGCTTCCACGGACCGCCGGCGCACTCGTCTTGGTCGGCGCGGAAGTGCACCGTCGAGTCCATGTCCGGCCCGAACCCGCCGCCATGCCTGAACGTCTCCCGGAACCAGATCGTGTGCCGGGGCAGGATGCGCGGCGCGAGATCGTCGTCGTCGATCAGGCCATGGACTTGGGCCACGCTCGCGCCGGGCAGCGCGCCAGTCAGCCACCCCGGCACCAGGTCGCTAGTCGAGTTGCGCTCGGTGATCGGGCGCATCGTGCAGGTCTTGTCGCCGCGCAGGAACGCGCGGACCATGGGACCGCTCAGCAGCAGGCCGTGGTCGGTGCAGGTCATGGAGAAGACGCCTCAGCCTCGAGCTCGTCGTCCCATGCCTTGGCGGGGCAGTCGGGCGAGCAGCCGGGATACACGGTGGTGCACGCATCGACGTGGTCGGGGCGCACGGTGATCTCGAAGTGCCGCTCGAGCGGCATGAGCTTGGCTTCAGCCGCCGCGAGCTGGGCCCGTAGCTCCTCCACTTCTCGGAGCTTGTCCTGCCACTCGGCAACGGTCGGGCGCGTGGCGTAGACGGCGAGGTCGCTCTCGTAGCCATCGATCACCTCGATGACGGCCGGCGGATCGACCGCGACGCCTTCGTGGAGGCGCCTCAGCAGCTTCTCTCGCTTGGTGGGCGGTGCGTTCATGGGGCTGACCCCTTCCGGGTCTGTCTGGCGTACTCGCGGATCCCCGCGACGATCGACTGGGCGATCCAGTTCCTGATAGAGGGCGGCGGCGTCACCCCGTCGCCGTTCAGGCGCGCGTTGAACGCCGCGGTGACGATGCGCTCGACGTCGAGCCCCTCGGCCTCGTCACCCTGTTCCAGGGTCGGTGGCCCGCCCCGGTACAATCCGATGAGCCTCGACTGCTCGGCCAGATACGCCAGGATCGCGCGCTTGGCGCCGGGCACCGTCCGGTCGTGCTTCAAGTCGATGCTGAGGCTGTTCTCGCCGAACTCGGTCGAGTTCGCGGTCCTGGTGAGCGCGGTGATGTAGATGCGGGCCACCTCGCGGCGGGTGTCGCTCCACACCAGCTTCGTGACGAACTCCGAGTCGTCCCACTCCATGCCTTCCGGAGCGGGCACTGCGGGCGCGTCGACGCACGCCCAGCTGCAGTACGTGTAGCTTCCGATGGCCTGGGCGGGCTTCCCGCACACCGGGCACATGCGGCGCTTGCCGGTATCGGGGTCGATGATGCGGCTCACGCTGCACGCTCCTGGCTGGTGGGCACGTTGGCCGCGACGATTGCCTCGCTGAGCTGGGGGCAAACGGAATTCCCCGCCAGGCGGGTCTGAGCCGTCTTGGTCAGCGGCTTACCGTTGTGAATGGGCGCGATGTCGTAGTCGCGCGGGAATCCCTGGGCCGCGAAGAGCTCGTGGGGCTGAAGCATTCTCATGCCCAGGTCCACGATCCGGTACGGCTCGCCATGCACCGTCACCAGGGCGAACCGGTCGCGCGCCGTCACCGTGCCGAGCGGGAGCTGCGCGCTGGCCGGCGTGCCGGTGCCGTAATACTTGATCAGGAACGCCTCGACGAGCGAGTGGTGATCCTGGGCGGTCACGGTGCCGAGCGTGCTGCGCGCGTCGTGCCCCACGACCCCGCCGTAGTGCTTGGCGATGAACGGCACCACCAGGTGCTTGTCGTTGGTGGCGCACACCGTCGCGAGGGGCAGCCCGAGCTGCTGACCGCGGAAGGTTCCGGCGCCGCAGCCCTCACGCAGACCCGCGCCCGTGATCGTCGAGTAGTGGCCGTGGCGCACCAGGAAGGGCTCGACCAGGGCGAACCGGTTGCTGGCGTCCAGGGTGCGCAGTGGCTCCCCGAGCGGGTGCACGCGCTCGGCCTGTCCTGCATCGCCGCCGTGGTACTTCATCACGAAGGGGTGTGCCGTCCCGAGCACGAAGCGCTCGACCCCGGTGGCGATGCGCCGGAGCGTGGCCTCGGCCAGGGGCTTCGAGCGTCCGAAGATGGAGGGGCAGGGCAGCGACCAGTCGATGATGCTCGCGGCCGGCTGCCACTTCTGCGCGCGGCCCTTCCCGTGCGACGGAGCGGGCCACACGATGGGCTGGCCGTCGCAGCGCGCGACCATGAAGAGCCGGCGGCGCGTGGTCGGGGTGCCGTAGTCGGCAGCTACGAGCTCGCGAAACTCGACCTGGTAGCCGAGGGCTCGGAGCTTGCCCACCCACATGCGAAAGGTGCGCCCGGCCTTCTCCTTCACCGGCTGGCCGGCGTTATCGAGCGGTCCCCAGGTCTGAAATTCCGCCACATTTTCTAGACAGATGACGCGGGGGCGCACAGTGCGGGCCCAGCGGATCACCACCCAGGCGAGGCCGCGGATCTTCTGGTCGCGGAGAGCGGTGCCCTTGGCGCGGCTGAAGTGCTTGCAGTCCGGGCTGAACCAGGCGAGCCCTACCGGCCGCCCGCCGCAGGCCTCGACCGGGTCGACCTCCCACACGTTCTCGCAGTAGTGGCGGGTCCGCGGGTGGTTGGCCTGGTGCATCGCGATCGCCTCGGCGTCGTGATTGATGGCGATGTCGATGGGCCGACCGAGCGCGGCTTCGATGCCGGTGCTCGCGCCGCCACCGCCGGCGAACGAATCGACCACGAGCTCGTCCTCGAACGAGGCGCGGATCTGGGGAGGTCGCGTCATCCTGGGTCTCGCTCCAGGGCTTCGAGCAGCTCGAGCGACTCGCGGAGCAGCTTCCGGGCCACGGCGACCGTGTCGCGCTTCGCCTGGTCCATGTCGTCGGCCTTGCCGCGGACCACATCGCCAGTCCAACGCACGCACCAGCGGACGTCGCCTGTTCGGGGGGCCTCGTACACCGACAGCTTGACGGCGCCGCACGCGGCCTCGAAGCCGATGTCCCCGTCGAGGATGGGCTCCCAGGCTGCCCACTCGTCGATGAAGTCCTTCGTGAGCGCGGGCGCGCCCAGGTCCAGGGCTTGCTGCTGCTGCTTCGTCACGCCGTCTTCTCCTGCGTCAGGTGCGCCTCGAGCTCGCCGAGCAGCTCGGGCGGCGGCTCGGCCGCGGTTCCACCCTCGCGTAGCCCGGTGGCGGTGTTCGGGAAGTCACCGACGGACCAGCCCCAGGCGCCGTCGCCCTTGTGCCACGCCCGGATATGGTGCGAGCCGACATCCGCGGTCCGGATCCCGAGCCCGGTATCCTTCCAGCTGGCCTGGGTCATGAGCGCCTCCCGCGCATCCGATGGCGGAGCTGCTTGTCAGCGGCCACCTGGGCGCCGGTGCGCGCGGCGACCTCGGCGACTACCTCGGCGACTCGGCGGTCGGCCACGATGCGATCGAGCTCCACGTCGAGCGCATCGACCACGCCGGCATTGTTGGCGTCGCAGCCGTGCAAGCCCCCTCGGTGGCCGCAGAAGTCGCAGCGGTCGAGCTCGTCCCAGCCCACCTCGATGTAGAAGCCCCCGCCCTGCACGTCGGCGGCTTCCGCGACCCGCTCCTGCAGGTCTTCCAGTACGCTGCTGTCTATCCGGATAGAGGTCATGGTCTACTCCGCGGTCTCGGTCGTGGGCGCGGCCTGGGGCTGGCGCGCCGCGAGTTCCCGCAGCCACGGCAACGGGTCGTCGCTGCCACCGAACGGCAGCGCGCCCTTGATTTCTCCATGCGCCGCGCGCAGCAACAGCAGGGCCGCGGTGCTGGTGGACGTGTAGTGCTCCAGCAGCTTGCCGGCGTCGCCGGCCAGCTGTACTGCCCAGCCGGCCGCGCAGTGCTTCGTGCCGCAAGCGCTGTGCCACTGGCCCTGGTCGTGCGTCTCGGGATGCTGCTCGATCTGCTCGACCACGCGGCCGGCGAGATTTGGGATCACCGGGATCGGCGGGAGGGAGGCACCGACGAGGGAGGCACCGTCGAGGGAGGCACCGACGAGGGAGGCATTGCGGAGGGAGGCACCGACGAGGGAGGCACCGTCGAGGGAGGCACCGACGAGGGAGGCATTGCGG